TCGGCGAGAACATCGAGGACTTCCAACCCCTGGGTGAGTACCCCCAGGTCGATGAAACCTATTATGAGCAACATGATTATTCTGGAGCTGTCACATGGCAGGTTCCGGAGGATGTCGCAGATTTTCAACCACTCGCCCAAGTCCCCCAGATCGATGAACAATACGACGAGGTTGCCAATCAAGAAGTCAATGGATTTGAGAGCTGGCAGGTCCCTGAGAATGTCGAAGATTTCCAGGCGTTGGCAGAACTGCCACAAATCGATGAATACTACGATGAAGCATTCAACCAGGATTTCAGCGGATCTACGTATTGGCAGATCAGCGAGAACATCGAGGACTTCCAATCCTTGGGCGAGTTTGCCCAGGTGGATGAAACCTATTATGAAGAGCATGACTACGCTGGCATTGCAGTCTGGCAGATACCCAGCGACATCCTTGATTTCCAAGCACTGGCGGAACTGCCTCAGATCGACGAGCACTACGATGATGCGAGCGGGCATGAATTCAATGGCTTTGTATGCTGGTCAGCCCCGAGCGATGTAGAAGACGCCCTGCTGGGAGTTGCCGAACTCCCAGAGATGGATGAACGTTACAGCCTGGTTGAAGAATTCTTCGGATGGCAAGCGGTCATCATCGAAGAACCTGTGGTGGAAGAGCCGATCATATGCGGTGAATACCCACAGATGGATGAGCGGTATGAACTTTATTATGAATATTTTGGATGGCAGTATCCAGGCATGCTTGCAGACGTGATCACGCAATATCCAGGCGCGATGGTTGTCGGGCAAAAGCGCGATCAAGTGGTTGGAAGAAAAGGTGATCAGGTGGTTGGTTTGAAGAAGAGACAGATTGGTAATTAGTAATTGGTAATTGGAGATTGATATGCCAACACAGTTAGATGCAATTCATATCAGCGATTCGCAATTGTTCAAGACATCCGTTTATGACGTGGATGGGGTGACGCCGGTCACGCCTGGTTCGTGTGTGTGCGCGATCTGGAATGCAGACACGAAGGCAGAGATCCTAGCAGCTGCAGCTGGCACGGTTGGAGCGGGCTATGCTCAATATAACTGGTCTGGGACCGCAACGCCTGGCAATTATGAAGCAGAGTTGACCGTCACCATTTCCACTGGTGTGATCAAGAGTGAACGGTTCATGATCACGGTGCTGGGGAAGCCTGTGGGGTTCACGCTGGATGAGACCACGGATATTGGCGCAATCCGCATGATCATCCAGGATATCGATATCGAGCTGGCGATGTTCAGCGATGCGGCAATCACCAGACTATTGGGTTTGAATGGCAACGACGTGAGGCTCGCGGCCGCGGCGGCACTGGATATTATGGCGAGCAACCAGGCGATGATCCTGAAGGTGATACGAACGCTCGATCTGAGCACGGATGGTCCTTCAGTGGCGAGGGCGCTGAGGGAACACGCAACCCAGCTGCGGGCTGATGTGGAGGCGGCTGATTCATCCGATGGCGGTCTCTTCGATTACGCAGAGATCGTGACGAATGCATTCACTATGAGGGAGCGCGTACGAAATCAGATGTTGAGGGGGGATGTGTGAGGCGTGGAACGTGGAGCGTTGGTAAATGGTAATTAGAGAATTGGAGAATTAGAGATTGAACAGTCGACTGATCCATCCGAAGATGACGAAGGTGTTGGAAAGGGATTTCTTTCCGCAGTCGTGCGCATTGAAGAAGCCGGTCAAAAGCCAGAGCACAACTGGCAAGGAGAAGGTCTCCTATGAAACGCAGGCTGGCTATGAAGCATTGCCCTGCCGAGTTGCACCAGCGAGTGGCGGCGAACGACGCGGCACCAATTACACACACCTGGACACAACCCATGCCATCGCAGTGCCTGGTGTATTTGACGATGTGACGGAGGAATGGGTTGCCGTTGTGGATGAGATCACATATCAGATCCTGCGCCCGGGCAAGGCGAGCCATGATGCGGAAGGCGTGATGACACATTTCGAGACGAGGTTCGTGCGATGACCCCCATCCCCCGACCCCCTTCGGCTAAGCCTCTTCCCCCAAATGCGGGAGAGCACCGAATTTGGGGGAAGAGGCCACCAGGAGAATTATGGCTGAAGAGATTGTGGTCGGCAAGGAAGAGTTGATCAGGAAATTTCGTGCGATGAGCCAGGCGGCGCAGGGTGAGTCACTGGTCGGTGTTGCGAGGGCTGGCGGCTTTGTGATCTTGAATGCGGCGCGCCAGAATATCAGAGACCAGGGACTGATCGAGACACGCACGCTCAGCAGGTCATTGCATGAAGAAGTCAGCGAGCGATCTTCCACACGCGCGGCAGTGGATATCGGAACCAACCTGGTGTACGCAGCCATCCATGAATTTGGAGGAACGATCAGGGCGAAGGCTACAAAATATCTCGCCATCCCTGTTGGCAATTACACAGGAAGCCCGAGGAAATATGGAGATCTGCGCGTGAGGAAAACCGGCGCGGGAAATCTGGTCATGGTCGATGCTGGCGGCAAGGTGCAATACGTTTTGAAAAAGAGCGTGGTGATCCCTGCACATCCGTATATGCGACCAGCCTACGATGAACACAAGCAGGATGCGATCGACGACATGGGCAGGGCATTCAAATCAGTGGTGATGAAGGCGGCAGGATGACATTATTTGTCGAGGATCTTTTCTCTTTTTTGAGCGACCAGGGAACGGATGCGGCGAGCAGGATCTATCCGAATCAAGTGCCGCAAGGAGCGACATACCCGGCCATCAAGTATTTTCAGGTGAGCGATCCGCCTGAGCATACACACAGTGGCCGCAGTAGTTTGAGGCATCCGCGCTTTCAACTGGATTGCTTCGACGAGGATGTGGATGATCATGATGGATACCTGGGTGCGAGAAAACTGGCAAGCCAGATGATCAACGCGCTGGATGGCTATAAAGGCGCGATGGGGACCGCAACCTGTTATGCGGGCTTTCTGGAAAATGCACACGACAACTTTGACCCTGAGACGAACAGGCACTGGGTCAGTGTCGATATAGAGATCTGGTACAAGGAGGCATGATGGTAAAGAAGAAAAAGACAGTGATCAGTGATCAGTCAACAATGATCAGCCTGGAAGAACCCAAGATCACAGCGACTGCAACGCCGTATACGGTTGGGCTGTGGAGCGGATTGCCGCTATACAAGTGTTTGCTTTGCAAGTTCGATACGCTGGATGAAGATGCGATCTTCCAACATATCGAGACGCATCAATTGAGCAAACTCAAAAGTCCATCATCCATATTGGTGGCAGACAAACGCGGCAATGAAGTAACCGATCAAATCGCCAGCGATGGCGATTCGGATGGCGTGTTCGAAGTCGAGCTCAAGGAGGTGGAGAGCACCACCGATGAGCAGGGCAATGAGCACAAGACTTTCACAATCAAGGAGTAGATCATGGCAAGAAACACTTTAGCAAAAATCATACCTGTGGGACCGTACCCAGTCCTACAACCCACCGCGAATTCACTGGACTTGACGTTCACCGCGGCGGACGTGGCCGGAGACCCGATCAAGGAGCAGTTCGTTCCGAGCGGCAAGGATCTATTGCTGGTGTGGAACAAGCATGCCACTCTAGCCAGGACGTTCACGATCACGTCGAAGGCTGACGACAGGAATCGCACCGGCGATATCGTGGCATATTCCCTGGGAGTTGGCGAGATCGCGGCGTTCTATTTCAAGGAACAAATGGGCTGGAGACAGAGCGACGGGTACGTATACATCGAAGGGGAGAGCGCGGATATCTTTTTCTGCGTGTTGCAGTTGGGATAAACCCTCACCCCCTTCGCCCTTCGGGCACTTCCCCCAAATAGAAGTGCACGATTTGGGGGAAGAGGTGAAATCTAAAAGGAGATAAACCATGACAGATGCACTTTCGTCCTTCGGGACATTTTTGAAGAAGGGCGATGGCGGAACGCCCACCGAGACGTTTGCAACCATCGCCGAGGTTGGTGACATCGACGGTCCGGATATGAGCCTGGCCACTGAAGAGGTGACGCATCACGGCAGTACGGGCGGATGGGATGAATTCGTTGGAACGATCCTGAGCGGCGGTGAGGTCTCATTCCCGCTCAACTTCCTGCCGAGCAATGCCACCCATGACGGAGTCACAGGTTTGCAGGCGGATTTAAAGAACCGCACAAAGCGAAACTTCCAACTCGTCTATCCGGACCCGGGTGGAAATGGGTTTACGTTCGCGGCGCTTGTGACCGGCGTAAAGCCAAAGGCACCCGTGAAGGGCAAACTGGCTGCGGATGTTAAGTTGAAGATCACGGGGCCGGTGACGGAGATCTAAGCCAGTGATCAGTGATCAGTAATTGAAGATTGGAGAATCAATATGACAAATTTTATCAAGCGTGAGACTATTCAATCAGTTCAGGATTTGCAATGGGAAGATGTGCCTGTTGACGAATGGGAAAAAGGCGCAGTTGTCCGCATGGTTGGAGTAAACGCTAAAGAAGCATCCAGGTTCAGTAAGAAACTTGTGCAGTTGGATCCAAAAGGCAATGTTCGTTCTGTACGCCTGGATGGATTCATGGAAGAGCTGGTTATTCTGACTGCATGCAATGAGAACTTTGAACCACTCTTTACTGTGGATGATAAAGAATGGTTAGGTAAAAAGAGCGCCAAAGTTCTCAAACGCCTGGCTGATGCAGCTCAGCGTTTGAGCGGCATGAACGAAGACGCCGTGGCAGGTGCTGTAAAAAACTCAGATGGGATCCCTGGCGACGCAGTGCGTATCGACTAGCCAAAGCACTGGGGATCCTTGATGTAGATGCAATGCTGGAAAGCATGAGCACACCGCAGTTTATTGAGTGGCTGGCTTATGCTCAACTCGAACCCTTCGATGAGTGGCGCGCTGATTACCGTGCTGCAAGCCTGATGGCGGTGATCACCAATGTTATGACGAGGACGAAGGAAAGCGACCCGGTAAAAACGCCAGGCGAATTTATGGAACTCTTCGACTTCGAGAAGGCATTGGATGAACACGAGGCGCAGGAAGAGATCCCGGAGCATGAACGATTGTGGAATAAGGTCCGGACCGCATTTGGAGGGTTGGTGACCCCCCTGTCCCGGAGTACCGGGACATCCCCCCAAATGCCCACGAAGAGCAACGGGAATTTAGGTGGAGAAGGTATTGAATGACAACGATTGCGACGCTGGCTGTTAAATTGATCGCGGATGCGGCTGGATATTTGGCTACGATGGATCAGGCTGAGAGGAAATCCCAGACCTGGTCTCAAAACGTCTCCAAGAATCTGAAGGACGTGGGTGGAAAGATCACGGACTTTGGAAAGGGAATGACGACGTATGTGACGCTGCCAATCATTGGGGCAGGCGTGGCGGCAGTGAAGTTTGCCAGCGATCTGGAGGAGACGAAGAACAAGGTCAATGTGGTGTTTGGCTCGATGGCAAAAGATGTAATGGAGTGGAGCCTAACTTCAGCCACGTCGCTGGGCATGTCACAACAGAAGGCACTCGATGCGATCGGCATGTTCGGGGCAATGGGTCAGGCGGCAGGATTGAACCAGGATGAAAACCTGAGATGGTCAAAGTCGCTGGTGCAGTTGAGTTCGGATTGGGCAAGCTTTTTTAACCTGAATCCAGCAGATGCACTTGCAGCGATCCAGAGCGCGGTGGCAGGACAATACGAGCCCCTGCGACGCATGGGCATTGTGATCAATCAAGCCACGTTGGAACAAAAAGCCATGCAAATGGGCTTGATGGAAGAGGGAGGTTTACTTTCTGAGGCGGCACGATACCAGGCGATCTATGCTTTGATGGTGGAAAAGAGCGCCGCAGCCCAGGGAGATTTTGTCAGGACTGCAGATGGAGCGGCAAACCAACAACGTATTGTCACAGCGCAGTTCCAGGATGCAGCCGCGGCATTGGGTCAACAACTATTGCCATATGCTATACAGTTGCTGGGCTGGATCAGCCAGGCTATTACGTGGTTTCAGGCATTGACACCCGAACAGCAGAAATGGATCTTAGTCATCCTGGGAGTCGTTGCGGCGATGGGTCCGTTGATCATGATCATCGGCGGATTGATCACAGGCATAGGCGCGATCATTGGAGTGATCGGAGCCATTACCACGCCGATGCTGATCGTAGTGGCTGTGATCGCGTTGATCGCAGGCGCATTGTATCTGTTGTACCTGGCGTGGACAAACAACTGGGGAGGCATCCGCGACAAGACGCAAGTGGTGATCGACTTCATCAAGGGGATCATCGCGAGTGGGATGCAATTCATCCAGGATCTGACTTCAGGCAAACTGGGATGGCTCTCGCAGATGTGGCAAAACGCCATGGATTCGATCCAAACCATCATTGAAAGTGCGCTGGCGATCTGGCGGCACATCAAACAGGCGTGGCGAAACGCCGAGAACGGCAATTGGTATATGTTCGGGGTGGAGATGAGAAAGATATGGGACATCGCCATGAGATTGTTGGAAACGCTCCTGAAGAACGCCTGGGAAAATATCAAGCTGGTCTTCGATAATGTAATCAAGAAGATCATCGAGAAGTTCAAGAATATCGATTGGGCTCAAGTAGGGAGAAATATCATCGAAGGGATCATCAATGGTCTGTTCTGGGCAGCGGTGAAGCTCGATGCGGCGATCCGTAAAGTTTCGCAGGGCGTCATGGATACGATCAAGGGATTCTTCAGCATCCACAGCGAGTCAAAGGTGATGAAGTATCAGGTGGGTTGGGAAATGGCAGCTGGCACGGCGGCGGGTTGGGAAGAGGGCGTGCGCAAGATGCTCTTGCCGAGCATGGGGCCGGGACTGGTGCCGGAGCCTGTTGGAGCTGTATCAGGTTTAGGGTCCGTGAGAGGCGGGGGGGGGCAACCTGTCACAGTGGTGCTGGATTATCATCCGCTGATCAGCACTGCAGATGAGAATGAAGCGCGCTTTGTGCTGGCTCCGATGATCCAGGACGAGATCCGCAAGCGGGCAAAGCAGGGATAATGGCATCGCTCTTCAAGCTGGATATCGATTGGAACATGGATGGAGCCTACGATAGTTTAAACAACGGTTCCATGATGACGAGCCTGCGCATCAAACGCGGGAAGCGATATGTGATCAAGCCGAACGGGGATGGGTTCGAGGAAGATGAAAGCGGGACAATGATCACGTCGCTAGTGGACTTGAACGACTGGTATGACACCAACATCAACGCCGATATCGGAGCGGGTAAATATTTCAGATTGCAGGTGGATGCTCCGAGCGGAGCAACATTCGACCTGATCACAGGAAAGATCAACGAGCCAGTCATCACGGAGGGGAGGGGAACAAGGCGGATGCAATTGAACGGCGAGGATGGATGGAGCACGCTACGAGACCAGACAAACCGCGTGAACATCGAATTGCAGGAAGACCTGTATGGCGACGATGCCATGGATTTGTTGTTGGATGCAATCGGATGGCCAACCTTGTGGGGACGGGACCTGAGCGGAGGTGTGGACTTACACCAGTATTGGTATGCAGTGGATAAAAGCGCGGCGACCGCGCTGTATGACCTGGCGTTTTCGGAGATGGGGAAGTTGTGGGTCGCCGGGGACGGGATGATCACCTTCCGCAACAGGCATCATGTGCAACCAAGCCTGTTCACAATCACGGATAACGATGTGTACCTGGGATCGGTGAAGGTGCTCGAGCCATGGGAAGTGGTGCGTAATGCGATCCGCGTGACTGCGAGGGAAAAGGAGATCCAGCCAGTAGTTGAGTTATGGAGATCCATCGATATTGTGCGATTGACACCAGGGGAAGTGCGAGACGATATTTTTGCCAGTTACACCTATAACGGGGAGAGTGTGTTCGGCACGAACATCATCCAGCCGGTGGCGGGTGAGGATTATGTTGCCAACACTGAATCGGATGGAAGCGGCGTGGATATTACGGCGGATTTCAGCGTGACAGCCACTCCATTTTCGACCGCTTCGAAACTGACCGCGGAGAACACCGGCAGCACAGCCGGTTATTTGATCACCAACAAGTTACGCGGTGATGCCTTGACGACGAACAGCCAGACCAGCGAGTTCAACGACAGCGTGAGCCAGGGCAAGTATCAGATAAGGTCGCTCGATATTAATTACGAGTGGATCCAAAACGTGAATGCGGCGAGGGCGATCGCACGAAACCTGAAGAACACGCTGGCCTACCCCAAGAAGTACATTTCGTTCCAACTGGTGGATAACCCGGACAAGCAATTTGCGATGGACCTGGGGAAACAGGTGGATGTAGCCATTACAAGCAAGGGAATCACCGGAACTTATCGTATTTATTATCTTGAACACCAGTGGGTGGACATGGCAGGGTTGGTGACGAGATCGACATTTTATTTGGAACCTGTCGAGTCACTTGATAATTACTGGATCCTGCCAGCCAGGATCCCATTCAAGGTTCCGTTTTAGGGCAATACATTTCACCACTAAGAGCACGAAGGAGCACAAAGGAATTTGATGAACAGGTTGATCACAGCAAGAGATGTTGCAAGGCGAGACGGACATTCGACTGTCGCGGAGTTGATATTGGCTCTGATGGAGAAGTCGATTCAACGCGGATATTTCCAGGTGCGGTGGGATGGGGAGCACGTGGGCGGAGCACCGGTGATGGCTTTCGTGGATTTCGGGCGATGGCTGGCACGGTGCGAGTGCGGTCAACATAATTATGTCAATGAGGATGAGCCAGTGATGTTCTGCGCTCGATGCGGAAATGGAAACAGCGGGCTGGCACGATCTGTGATCTTCCCTGCAGATAGAAAGATGATCGAGGACGCTTTGTTGAAACGCCCTGTGATCGAGAATCCATCGGCGAAGAACGTGGTTGAAGCGGCGTTGCTGGCGAAACCAAAATATACGGTCTTAACCCGAAATTGGTATCCGGGTCAGAGCGTGGAAAGCTTGATTGAAATGAATTCGATGAACGGAGTTTAATATGGCTTATACCCCTGTGCCTTCAGTCGCGGCGGGCGACTGGATCGACGAAATTTTCATCAACACGTATTGGCGTGACAACATGGCGGCATCTGTGCCGGACGTGTTCAGCGCGAAGGGTCAAATGGCGGTTGGGTCCGGTGTGGATACGATGGGTGTGTTGAACGTGGGGGCAAATGGCACGATCATTGTGGCAGATTCAGTCCAGTCGCTTGGAGTTAAGTGGGATTATTTGCTGAACCAGATTTATGCACAGGAGGGTGCTGGGTTGAATTATCAAATCTTGAGATCTGTGGTTACCAACGATTTGACGGTGGCGATCAAGGACAAGAACGGAAACGATGCCAGCTCTACGAACCCGATCTCATTCCGGATCGGTACATCATCACGAAACCTTACCGCGGCGTTGAGCATCACTGCACTCGATGGTTCGAATTATTGTTTACTGGGCAGTGCAGAACTGGCTGCAAAAGATACAGATGTTTTTGTCTATGTTGGCTGGAGGGCAAGCGACGCTTCGATCTTCCTGGCCGTGAGCCGTATTCCCTGGGCGATCACATACGCGGACTTTAGCGCAACATTGGCAAACGCAAAGTATGCCATCTACTCCGGAGCGGCACCCGCTGGGACCGATGAGGTGATTTGTATCGGGCGTGTCAATGTTCAGCTGAGCGCAGCTGCGAGTTATCAATGGTCCGTGCCTGCCACATCCATCATCGTCAGCAAGCCAATCTTTGAAACCCGTTTGCTGACATGGGCGCCCACCATTTCAGGCTACAGTGCCAATCCTTCCTCAGCTCAATATCAATATCAAATCGTGGGCGAGGGAGGTTCCGGAAAGATCTTAATTTTTATCTACGAACCTGTGGATGGCACAAGCAATAATGCATTGCACAGTTACACCCTGCCCTTCCCGAGCGCCTTAAATTCAACATGGGCATTACCAATCCCCAAGGATAACGGTGCAGTGGTGGCAGCAGGAATAGCGTCAGTGTCATCCACTAATTTGGTCGTGACCAGATCAACGGATGTTGCATGGACCGCATCGGGGGCATCCAGGATCGGAAATAATCATGGTTGGTATAAAGGATAGAAGTTGAAAATCCCGCTCATGAGGAGCGGGATTTTTTTGTTACCCTTGAAATTGTGAATTCGAAGGAGATACTGCGTGTATGGAGAGGTGCCCCCACGGGGGGGAGCGCTGTGGACGCAGTAATTATACTACCCCCGACCCCCTTGTCGCCGAGTGCGTCGATGTTCCCCCAAATACTCCGAAGGATATTTGGGGGAAATGGATCTTCTGAAGAGGTTTCAGGTTCGCGGGGGCTGTGGATGTGGATGGTTCCAAAGGCATGACTGGCTGTGCGGTCGATGGTGAGTTTGTTGACAGTGGCATGGAGGATTGTGCGGATAGTCACATTATCATGGCTGTGGAGGTTGGCGACGAGGCGATGGGAGAGGAAGATTATTTCTTCAGGGGTGAAGGGACGGGTCTCGACGCTTCGACTACGCTCCGCTCCGCTCAGCGTGGATAGTAATTCGGTTTCTTCACCTTCGAGGGAGGTGAGTTTGGTGAGGAGGGCTTTGCTGGTCTTGCGTTCGGCGATGGCTTCGGTGACGTTGTTGATGGAGCGTCGCACGGACTTGAGCCGCTTTTTGAGATCACCGGTCAAGACCGTGTTTTGGGAGGCGAGTTGCGAGAGCTCACGCTGGTCTTCTTCGAAGAGTGCTTGCAGGTTGTCGGGATCATCGAAGAAGGCAGTGAGTTTGCTGATGACTTCGCGCTCGAGCGATTTGGCAGGGATGGGCTGGAGGTCGCAGTCACGGTTGCGCTTGGCACGGGTGCAGGCATAGCGCAAGTAGTAGGAGCCATCGCGCTGTCCGGAGGTCATGCCCCAGAGGGGGGAATCGCACCTGGCACAATGGGCAATGCCTGAGAGGAGGTAGTTGGCGGCACCAGCCCTGCGGCGTGGATGAAGGGCATTTTTAGCGGAGACATTTTGACGGTCCGCATGAAGCGCGAGAATTCGCTGGACGGCATCCCATGTTTGACGGTCGATGATGGGATGGCAGTAATGCTCGATGGTGAGGTCCCCGAATTCGAGTATCCCAATGTATATTTTGTTGAAGTAGAAGGTGCGGTAGGAGTTGAGGGAGTTGTAAAGACGCGTCTTTTGGTGGATGTGGATCAGACTCGAGCCTGCGGCTTTGAGGGCGAAGGCTTGTTTGATGCGGGGTATCCAATCGGGATCCGGATCCCAACGGTGGGCGATGTGGTCGGTGTTGTCGCGTCGTTTGCCAAGGTTGACGGGTGCGCGTTTGAAGCCACGCGGGGGAGTGCCAGGGACACAGCCATGTTTTTCAACGAGATCTTTTAGCCCGCGCCTGGCATCGAGGGAGGTTTGTTTGCGCTTTTCTTCATTTGACATATCTATGAAGAATTCGATGAAACGACCGTAGTCGCCTTCGGGGATCTGGTCGTTGAGGGAGTGAATGAGGATGCCCCATTTTTTGCGGATGATGATCTTGTTGAGCTGGGCATCATCTATGTCGCGGGCGAAGCGGGCGTAGTTCCAGAGGAGGAGACCACGTGGTCGTGCGGCTGGGTCATTGTAGAGGGCGAGCATGCGGTTGAAGTCGTCGCGCCCGGCTGTGGAGCCGCCCGATTTGGCTTCATCGACGAAGCGATGACGGTGGATCAGCCCATGCTGTGTGCAGTAGGCTTGGATCTCGGTGAGTTGCTGGCCGGTGGATTTATCCTGGCGCATGCCACCACTGTCGCGACGATAGGAGTCTACGATTGAGCCGGGGGAGAGGGTGGAGGGAGGAGGGAGATAGGGCAAGGGGTGCGTTTCACCACAAAGGGTCACGAAGGAGCACGAAGGTAAAAAGGAGAATTGGAGAAGTGATCAGTAAGCAGTGATCAGTTTTGGGTTTCAGGTGGAGATGTGGATTCAGGTTCTTCTTCCACTTCAGGTTCATCGCTACTGGACGGTGATTCTTTTGTCACTTTTTTGGGGGGACGTTTGGTGGCACGATTGACTTTGCGCTGCGCTTCATCAGCCTTCTCACCCTCCATGACATCACGCTTGATGATCTCCTGAATAAGAACGTCCTTGATCTGTTGATTATCAATTTTCACATCAGGGGAGATCTTGCGAAGCTCGCGACGAATGATATCGAGGACTGGGTCACTGAGGGTAATTGCTCCAATGAAGAAACGGCTCAATGCCTGGCGCTGCGTGTGGTAGTCACCTAATAATGATCTGCTTATGCCTTCCTTCGTCAGCAGATATAGGTTTTCGAGCTGCCCAGAGTTTTTGGAGCTGAGATTCGTAAAATCAATCTCGAGAACAAGCTCATGGCTTACGGGTTTACCGAAGGAAATTTTGTATACCTGCCATGTGATACCGTTGGTCAAGATGACCCATTCCACGCCTTCATTCGACGCGTAATCAACAGCCTGTTTAATAAAAGCATCTTTCAAGCCCAAGCCAATCGCCTTGACTTCAACCAACATTTGAAGTTTGCCATCAAGTTTGATGGCAAGATCAACCAATGTGCCGCGAATGACATACTCGGATGTGATCTCTGAATATTTATCGAAGCCAAATATATCTGCAAGCATGTCCACTATGATGGTGACGGTATCGGATTCGTTCACATCGCGAGATTTGGCGGACGTGAGCACGGGCTGAAATCTCTTGATGCCTGCACTTAATCTATCCTGTACTTTTGTGGGAACGGTTGCCATGTTATTCCTTCCTTTCAGGGAAAAGAGTGGCAAATATCGCAACGAGCAAAATAACAACAACAAACACGATGCCGAATTCCTGGTTGTAGTATGGCATGTTAAATCCAATGAACTGGATAAAGGTAATAAGTGAGCTTTGCATTGAAGCGAAGTCGGATGTACCTGACAATCTCGATCACAGAAGGCAATGACCACCACGTGGCGCGGATAAGAATAGATGCACGTTGCCAAGGATTTAAATATTGCCAGGCTCTACTTATTCGATGAAGTCTTTCGTTTTGCAGGTGCTTTCTTAGATCGTTCATTCTCATTTTCATAACGTTCTGAATCTTCGGCAAGTTTCTGTTGTCGTTCAGTGGAAATATTTGGAAAACGCTCGATGATCCTTTGCAGATGGGGATTTGGCGGAGGTACGTCCAAGACCTTATAAGCTTCAGAACCCACCAGATCAGCAATTGGTTTTGCAATTTTTTTTCGATAGGCGAGCGTCACTTGTCTATCACCCAACATCCACATGCTGACAAGCGAACGACTTGCACCGATCTCTTCAGCAAAAGCATTTAGGGAAACATTGCCCCTTGCTTTTGTCTGCCTGGTGCGCCATGCAATAAGAGCATTTTCCAGCAATGAAACAACCGGATCATCATTCACTAGGCGCATTATATCTGTAACCTTTTTGTGTTGGTCAACTACTTGACAAACTCGTCACAATATATATAATGGCAACATGGTCACATTTGTGACCAAAGTACAAAAAGTGACGGACGGTAGCTATGAGCAAGGAAATTATAGATTTGATTGCCGCAGAGATGGAAGCCCTGAAGATGAATGATCGCCGCTTCCAGGAATATTTGAACGAAAAGCTTTCGCAGGAAAGCGATACCTATATCCGCAGTCATGCAACGATCATCAACATGCGTGTGCATGGAAAAGCGCCGAACACTGATTTGCTGGAGGACATGCTGTGTGTCTATCCAACCAGTGACCGGCGTTTTCGTTTGGCATTGAAGCTGCTGGGGATGAAGAGTCCGCACGTGTGGGGGAAGGGTGGTGTGGTGTGGACGTTGAGGGTTGTGAACTGGCAAAGACTGAATAAATAAGGGCGGACTGTCAGGTCCGCCCTGGCGAATAAAGGGCATTGTGAGTGCCCTTTTCGCTTCCCAGTATAGCAAAGAAAGGAAAATCTTATGTCTCTTGAATCATCGTTATTTGCAAGTGCGGCGCGAGAACGACCTGATTTTTGCCTGAATGTTTTGATGAGCACGTTCGATGGCAAGACAGGCGAGGTCATTGCCGTGAAGTTTGGTGAGCGAGGTTATTACCCAACGACCTACGGTCGCCAAACACGTGAGTGGTGCGAAGAGCAGAATTCGCGAATGGGGATCGATCCTGCAAATGCGCAGGCATTCAGCACGTGCTCTGTCTTTGGCAATTGGGGGAATTATGAACAAGTGTTGAAGCACCTGCAGGAAGCATTGAGCAAGAAAGTAATATGCTCTTGCCAGGATCCTGTGCATGAAGGTGATGATCCGCATTGCGAAGTGCATGGTAAGTCCGTGCATTGGGTCGGGAGGTAGGCAATGAGAACCACGTTGAGTGATCACAAGGATTTCACCAAGACGGTCCGCCAGGTGCTGCCGTATCACTTCCAATTGATGCATAACGGAAAGATGGCCATTACAACAACGAAGAACGATCACGTGTTGGTGGTGAGCCGCGGCCAGGTGGAGAACATCCTGCTACGCGATGACCTGGATGTGCATCGAAGGAAGATGTATGAAGCCTGCCTGGAAGTGTTCAATAAGAAGGCGGTGTAGTGATGATTACCTATATTCCTGCGCGAGAGTGGATTCCATCTCGACAAAGAAAGCCGGAAGAATGTCAGGAAGTCTTAGGAGTTATTTGTTTTGCTGACGATGCTCCATATATCGACATCGTGCAATTCGACATCAGGGATCAGAATTGGACGACTGTAAATGGTCTTGAAGTTGTACGAGTCACATATTGGACTGAATTACCCAATCTTCCACATCGAGATCGATCACGTATACACAAGAAGGTGGTGGTGTGATGGAGAAAAACAAATTGCGTCTTAGGCAATTATTTATTGCCATCGGAACGGTCCTGGTGATGATCCTTTTTATCATCATTGTTGCCATTGCCACTGAACCATTGTTTTAATATTTTGCAGGAAGGTGAAATATGTTGCAACAAATTGACCTTACCACATTGCCGGTCGCACCAACACTGCATTGGCTGGAAAGTTATGGCGCATGGTTGAAGTTCGATTACATCAAGCGCGGTGGCGGGGAGTTGGCAGAGAAGAGCCTGAGCGCTTATTTGCAGGATGCGCGTCATTTTGCAACGTGGTTCGAGCATTACACACAGCAACCCTTTTCGATGGATCAGGTCACGCCCGAATTGGTGCATGCTTATTTCAACTGGCAAGAGTCTGTGAAGGCTCGCCCAAACACACGCAATCGACGCCTGGCGAATTTACGCACGATGGTGAAGTGGGGATTTGCCATGGGCGCGTTGAACGTAGATCCCACCTTGAGACAGTCACGCGCCCGCCAACAGAGATTGCCACGGAAGGCGAAGGATGAGGTGGAGATCCATGCGCTCGAGACGGTGGCAGTGAACGGGTCCCATTTGAAGCGGCAGACGGTCAAGTTCGGCTTGCTGGGTATGCGGGATCATCTCATCTGGTCGCTATTCAAGAATACCGCCCTGCGCATCGAGATGATCGTCAATTTGGATGTGGCTGACTTTGACATGGTCAACGATGTTTTTCGAGTGATCGCGAAGGGGAACGTGGAGCAGGAATTCCCGATCAATGCCGAGTTGAAGAAATCCATTATGGAATGGCTTGCGCTTCGTCCCCAGAGTGGGTCTGCCCTGGTGACAGATTGGCATGGTCAGCGTTTGACAACGGGTCAGGTGCGGCGCAGATTGTATCAGATGGCTGAACATGCAGGGGTGAAGGTCAAGCCGCACGATATGCGCCACACACGATGCGAAGGGATCATGCGCGCCGCGTTGCAATCTGGAATGCCAGTTGAGAAGGCTTTGGATGTTGCACAGACGTTGATGGGGCATAGCGACAGGCGGACGACTCTTGGTTATCTGCGTGCGACGTTCGATGAGTTGGCTATGGTGAATGGAGCAGTATAGAGATGAAAACTCAAATTCGTTTGTTTATTGTTCGTGCGCTAATCATCGTTGCAACAATGTGCGCTTTAGTGTTCCTGGCATTGACATCATTTTGGATGGGTCGATTGGCAGGGGCACTGGCACCAGTCAGGACGATAGAGAGACCGATGTGTATGGTGCGTGATGTGGGTTTGCGGGAATCACCCACAGGCTATGTGATCAGTCAAATCCCTGAAGGATCCATGGTGTGGTTTTTGAAGCTGGATCTGCCTTTTGCCTATGTGGCATATTACGACGGGTCCGCATGGCTCGAGGGTTCGGTCACAGCCAGTGTGCTGGATGTTTGTGAAGGGAGATAGAAATGAAAGAGAAGTTCATTGATCACAAGTTCAATGGAGCCAGTCTTAAGTTGATTGTCACGGTGAACGATATCCTGCGCGAATATGCAGTGCAGAGATATAAATTGTCTTTGCGCCAGTTGTACTACCAACTGGTGGCACGTGGGCATATCGAGAATTCGGTTAAGTCCTATAAACGGATTGGCAACCTGATCAGCGATGCACGCCTGGCTGGTCTGGTTGATTGGGGGATGATCGAGGACCGAGGGCGAGAGACCAACTTCCTCAACCACTGGGATAACCCTGCAGAGATCGTGCGTGATGCTTCAAGACAGTTCAGGACATACAAATGGGAAGGTCAACGGAACTATGTCGAAGTGATGGTTGAGAAGGATGCGCTCTCAGGCATTTTGCTTCCCGTGTGCCAGGAGTTGGATATTCGCTTTACAGCGAACAAGGGATACAGCTCATCCTCAGCGATGTATGAAACGGGGAAGCACCTTCACCGCATTTGGAAATCAGACGGTATTGACGAGATACATCTTTTCTATTTTGGAGATCATGATCCAAGCGGCATTGATATGACGCGGGACATTGCAGAGCGACTGGGCTTATTCACCTACGGATTGATAGGTCATGTCAACGTGCACAGGCTGGCTTTGAATTGGGATCAGGTGGAGCTCTGGCAACCGCCTGAGAACCCCGCGAAGGAAACAGACAGCCGTTATCAAGCCTATGCAAACGAGTTCGGTGAATCATCCTGGGAACTGGATGCAGTGGAACCGCGGGATTTGGCAGACCTGGTCCGTGACAATGTTCAAGAGTTGATCGATCAGGATCTATGGGATGAGGTCGTTGCACGTGAAGACACGATGCGCGCTGAACTGGTCAAGTTTGCGGATGGATATGGAAAGCCAAAGAAGAGAGGGAAGAAGAAATGAACCTGCAAGATCGTTTGGCTGAGTTGTTTTTGGCGGCATTTGACCGCTTCATGGATCGGATCACATTCGGTGCGTGGACGCGGGTCCGCAGCGAGGTAATTCCGAATATCAGAGTTAAGGAGTAATGAAATGAACGATCAATTGAAGGTCCTACCAGATCATGTTGCAATTTTGATTGAGCAAAAAAGACTGGCTATGGAGGCTAAACAGAAACAAGAAGAGCTGGAAAAGCACGAGGAGCGTGATGCATTTATCCAAAGCGGTCGAGAGTTACTTCGTGCCTCAATTACTGAATCATTGAAGGCCGTTCCTGAGTGGTTACATGAATATGATGTGACCGAATCAACCTGGAACGATGATTCGTTAGAGAGCATCGGTCAAAGGCCGAAAACAATGAGCGATCTCGATTTGATATTCCATATCCCTGGACTGGCACCAATCAAATTCAGATTCGATCTTGACCAATGCAAATGGTGTTCAGCACAGTCCTATACGAACTGGAGAGAATATGGTCCTGAATTACCAAAGTTAGGCTTCAACAACAATAGTTACTTTCGATCAGATTTGGAATTCATTCTGATTGAAGCTGAGCAAGAGTTAGAAAGTTTTGTGCTGGCACAGCAGGAATATCAGGAAAAGATTGCACAAGTTCAATTCCATGAAGAACAAGAAGCCAAGCGTCAAGAGGAGATCGATGCCAGGCGAGCATCTGAGCAAACAATAAGAGACACTGAAGAACGTGAGCTTTTCAATGTATTCAAGGATGATCCTGTTGCCATCCATCTCCTGAAAGCATTTCTGATGATCCATCAGGAACGAGGCATGTTTGAATCGCAAATTGAAGATGCCAATGAAACCATGTACTCCATTGAAGAGAGATGGTCGCGCAGAGCTGAAGATCTTCGTCGCCAGGCTAACGATGCACAACGTCGTGCTGAAGAAGAACATGATCGTGTAAGAGATATTCAGAACGATTTAGATGATGCTGAAGCAAAGCTGAAGAAAGCACAGCGCGGTTGGTAGGGCAATGAATGGCGCGCCCGGTTACCGATTTTATTGTGAAGTTGAAGGTGGAATATGTGCCGATCCCAAAGGACAGGATCGGAGCCTGGCGCGCGGGAGTCTCTCTGCTACTGCAATTATTGAGGAAAGAGCGAGAAATCTACGAAGCGGAGGTTGGTCGTGCTGATACATCGTATGCATGGGTCCTTGGTTATGGCACTGTGCGTCGTATCCGTTTGGCTGAGTGGAGTGTGCAGTATGCACGGTCAACGCATGGTTGATGTAGTGGTGATGCGCCTTTTGTTTCTTGGTGCAGTAGTAGAGAGAATCGTGAAGTTCCCCCTCCACCTGCGTTGTGGGCCGTGGGCTTGGCTCGCACAGAAAAGGGATTGTGGTGGTCAAAATCCATGCAACATAATATGGGGTTATGTTGCATGGATTGAGCAGGGGAGGGGGGGGTCGAATTCTCGAAGGGGTGGGGGGCGCTGAGGGGTAGGGCTTGGGCTGCAGAGCAATCTTACAAAAATGGGGAAAAAGCCCACATGATTTTGATGCAAGTTTCGGAAAGTTTCGTGAAAGATGGATGGACTCATTGAAAAATTTTGAAATTTTCGGACGGGAACAATGACGATCATTGATGACATCAAAGCACGAGTAGATATAGTGGATCTCATTCAACAGGATGTGGCAGTGAAGCTGCGTCGAAGCGGGAAGAACTGGACTGGCTTCTGCCCGTTCCATGCGAATTCGCACACGCCTGCGCTGATCGTGTTTCCTGATACGGGAACATGGTATTGCTTCGGTTCGTGCAATGAGGGCGGGACAGTGATCGACTGGGTACTGAAGAAGAACCCAGGTTATGACGTGAAGGAGGCGATCAAGGATCTGGCAAACCGGGCGAATCTGCCATTGGGTGAAATGGATGGACCGGAGTTGAAGCAACGCCTGGCCGTGCGAGCTCGTGAAGACGCCTTGCAGATCGCGGCGCGTTTGTTTGTGAGGTGGCTGCAAGAGGATCAGGACGCACTGGCATACGCGCGTTCGCGTGGATGGAACGATGAAACGATTGGGGCTTCACGGTTGGGGTTCAGCGGGCGAGCTACTGCTGCTCAAGTAAAGGGGATGAAGGGCGAGTTTGACCTGCATGGCATCAAGCATGACTCGCCAGATGCGGTGATGATATTGGGGTTCAGGGGTGATGTGGCAGCATGGGCACAAAAACACGGTCTTGACCCTGCTGGCTTCAAAGAGAAGGCTGTGCACGGCTTGATGGACAAGCCTGGGCTGGTGTATGCGCACAAGATCAACGGGAGGATCGCTTATATATCGCGGAGGCAGCTGCCGGGTCATGATGTGATCCGTGAAAAGGATGGGGGAGAGGATCGGGAGTGGAAGTCATTCAATCCATACACGGCGCTGGCTGGCGAGAAGGTCCCGTTCTTCAACCATATGCATTTGCGGGATCGCGGCCGCATTGTGATCGTGGAGGGGCAGGCGGATGCAATCACGCTGGGGCAGTGGGGGATCCCGGCGATGGCATTGTGCGGTTCAGCATGGAAGAATCTCGAAGAGACGATCAAGATGTTGAAGGATAAGTATGAAACGATCTTCTTCGCGACGGATGCGGACACACCAGGCGAGATGATCATCACCGGTAATAAAAATGATTTCCCGCTGACTACTGCTTTTGGACCCATGCTATGGGTTGCACGGTGGCCGAAGTTCAAGTGGGTGCACGATGGGCAAGAGAAGACCTGCAAGGATGCCGCTGATCTGGCTCAGTATCACATGGATGAGAAGATCGAGCCGAAGATGCAAACCGATAATGTGAAGAACGTTTTCGACAAGGCAGAGCCCATCGTTTTGCTCACGGCGAGGTATGCAGGAAGGCAAATGGGGGCGGACCGCCAGAAAGCATTGGAGATCGTCCTGCCATTGATCGCCAGGATGCCGAACAATGCACGGAATGATATGCGGTTGAGGCTGGCGAAGGTGTTGTTCCCAGACGATCTGTTCACCGAATACAACGGCTCACCCCTGCGGGCTTTTCAGAAGCTGGTGGGGGATGAGTTGAAGAATGCCGAGAAGGATGATGAACCACTGGAGCGTGAAGAGACGATCGGTGGCTGGTATCCGGTGAATGAAGAAGGGACAGAAGGGTATTTGCTGGAGATGCTGTATGACAAGCGGAACGGGAAGTCAAAGTTTGCTTATGCTCATATCTGGTTGAAACCTAATGGAACTTCTGTGACTTTGACATCGACCCGAGAGATCGGCATGGCGAATTTTATGGACATCAACGGGAAACGACTGGTGCCGATGATCGATGACAACATCCGGTTTGGTACGGTGAATTTACCGAGCGAGCTTGGCAAGAAGAGAACAATCCGCGAGCTGCTGGCCACGATCAGACTATTTATTACAAGATATTTTTTGCTGGATTCGGAGATCCACATCATTCAAAGCTCGTTGTATGGGTTGTTCACATGGGTCTATGACTGTTTCCCGTACCTGCCTTATTTACGGGCACGCGGCGCACCAGGCGCTGGCAAGAGCGAGTTGATGCTGTTGATTGGAAAGGTCTGTTACCGCATGATGACGACCGCGGGCCTGACGAGCATCGCAGGCTTCAAGGGGATGGCGCACATTTATAAAGGGACGCTGATGATCGACGAGGTTGATTCGCTGGGAACGAACAGCAAGGAAGACCGCGGCGAGTTGCGAGCGTTGTTGAATGTGAGAGCAATGAAGAAACAGGCGCGCATTGTGACGATGATGGATGTGTTGAAGCCAGATGGGACTCATACGTTCAGACCAACCACGACGTTTGTGTTCGGTCCGACGTTGTTGACGATGTACGGCGCGTTCAAGGACCCAGCGACGGAGAGCCGGTGTTTATCGTTCGACCTATACAAGCGGGATGTGCGGGATCTGTTGAATCATCAGCCACCGATCGAGCCGGGAGTGATCCCGCCCGAGCAGGATATTGAGGCGCTGGAGATAACGAACGACCTGCTTTATTTCCGATTGAACACGTGGATGCCACGCATCGAAGTGGACGCTTCGGTGAAGTTGACCGACGTGCGTGTGAGCGCACGCATGAACCAGGTGATGCGACCGTTGAAGGTGCTGGCTTATTTGCAGGGCGACAAGGATTTGATGGACGATCTCAATATGGTGGCTGAGATCAACTTCGAAGAGGAACAGAACCGGGAGAGCGCTTCGTTCGAGGCGCTGATCTTCCGTGCGATCGTGGCAGTGGATGGAGATCAGGAATTCGCGAAGTATGTTCAACAAGGGAAGCTGAAGAAGATGGGAATCGTGCGTTATGTGCTGGCAAAGGACCTGGCATTGATCGCAAATACGATGATGGATGCGGAGAATTTTTCGATTGACAGCACAGCGAAAAGGAAGGAAGGGGAGGGTGTAACGGCGAAGACGGTAAGTGATATTTGCCGGAATGCCTTCCGATTCCCAGTGGAGCGGGCAGGCTCGAAGGGCGGCGGAAATGCGGTGGTGCTGGACCCGGTGAAGATCGATGCGGGCAAGTTCCGATTCAATATGGTTCAGGAAAAGATGGATCTGGCTGAAGAGCCAGTGGTGAAGCAAGAGGAGATGAAGTTATGACGCTTCGACCCACGACGAAATGCCTTATGGAAAACATGAGGCAGCATGAGGGTCATGAGGCACCCTGGGCGCTCTACGGAAAAAATTTGTTTTGTGGTGGATCGCGGCTTACAAAACAAATTGCAGCTGGTGCTTTTCGGCAAAACTGCCTCATTTTGCCTCATAACCCTCATGAATTGGCAAGCTGTCTGACAAGTAAATGCAAAAATATGAGGATTATGAGGGTACATGAGGGACGGTTATTTAACGGATTTTATTTGCCTTGTATAGGAATGGGGGTGCGACCGCCCCAAAAATATGAGGCAAACATGAGGCAGCATGAGGGTCATCCTCATGTTTTGGTAGCAAGAAATGGAGGTTTGGCATGAACGAGAATTGGTCAAAACCGAAAGGGGCTGAGTTGGATGAGAACGAGGCAGCTATCAGGCAGATGAGGGTGATCGCCTGGTTGTTCATTGGCATCGTATTTGGCGGGCTTTGCCTTTGGGCAGGTCTGTATATTGGTGCGAAAGTTTTTGGAGGTTGATATGTTGCGAATCGCTATTGAGATCCTGTTCATGGTGCTGTTCACCGGCACCGGTTTGTCAATCATCCTATTCATCAAGGCATGGCCGGAGGTGAAGCGAATTTGGAAGGGTGTGAAAGATGAATAAAACTGGAATCGGTTTCATCCTTCTGGCCGGGCTGTTGGTGTTTGGGTTATTTGCATACAGCAATTGGGATCAGACAAATGCCGCGGCGGCAAAGACTGAGATGGAGATTCAGCTGGATCGCCAGCCTGAAGTTGTGCAGGCCACCGCAGAGTGGGCAATGACCGTTTTATCGAAGGTGATCGCGGGTGTAGTGGTGTCTCTACTTGTTGCGATCGGGATCTTTGCCTACCAGCAGGCACGGATCAATGAGTTGAAGAACGGCGGATGGGAGCGTTTTTGGCAGAGACGAAGACCACCGCAAGTGAAGCAGGCGAACCCAAAGAAGCCAAGCGTTCAAGATTTGGTGACGATGTTGTTGTTGCGAGATGTGAATCGCAATGATAAGAACCGAAAGGAGATTTTATGAAACGAACTATCCACCTCACTATCTTAATTCTGCTACTTATTGCTTTCATGACTGCATGTGCAACACCTACAAGCGATCCAGAATGGACACCCACACCGGAAGATAATGGCGCGCTCGAATTCCTAGTGGAAGTGCAGAAGGCTGAAGCCACCGCAAAGGCCATTGAGGCGACGCAGATGTGGATCTATGGTCAATTGACTGCGACAGCGCAGGTGAAGGAAGACCGAGCAACACAGCAATCGATCATTGCAACACAGCAGGCGCAAAACATGCAGGCGACCGCGACGCATGAAGCATTCATTGTGCAGCAAGCTGGGACGGACCGCGCATGGAATACGACCGTGACCGCGGCGGTGGCTGCCACAGCTACAGCATATCCCTTGACTTCAACCGCTCAATCAGTTTACCAAACACAGACACAACAGGCCTGGCAGACGACCGCGACAATGGATGCGGCTTATGGCGCGGCTCAGGCAACCGCGGCTTATGGGAATGCCCAAAGCGTGGAACTCGCAGTGCAACGGGAACGCTCCACGAACATGACGCGGGCGTGGCTGCCGTGGATGGGGTTTGTAGCCGCGATGTCACTGATCGTGGTGATGGGAATCCGCTGGTCGAGGACGCGTGTGGTGCAGAAGGATGCGTTTGGCGCTGCGCCGGTCTTGATCATGGATGGGAAGGTGATCGATATGGACCGTATGCCGGGACCTGCGATGATCACTACAAAGAAGACTATCGAGCTTGTCGCGGGCAATGACGAAGTGACGAAACGGGCGCAGATGGCACAGATGATCCGGTCATTGCCCAGTGGAAAGCCCGATCAGGATATGCTGCCGCTATTGAATTCGTCCATTGCGCGTTCCGCCCCACAGATCGAAGTGCTTGGCGATGGAAGTATGAACCGAGTGATCCTGGATGAGATCGAAGATCAGATCATCGAGGAGGACTAATGCCTACGATTATTGATAAGGCTCAAGAGATCGCGAGAGCAATCGACCATGTGATGGCGGACGAGTTGAAACTGCAACCGCCGGTGAAGTATCAGTTGTTGCGCGATGGTAACTTCATCCTGATCCTGGCTGTGATCGATGAGAAGAACCTGCGTGGATCGATCCGCAAGTATACGAACGAAGATCTTCTTCACCAACTAAGCACGGCTGTAAATGGCCTGCCTGTTGTGTTGAGCAATCACAGCGGTGTGAGGTATGCGGTATCGATGACGGGTAAGCCAAGGTTGCCGAAGATGGTGAGGTTTCCTGGGCACGGCACCGCCGTGCCCCTACCGCGCGATGAGTTTGCATTGGGTGTAAGTCTGCGCGGACATGTGGAACTGCAAGCAGCGAAGATGATGAACATGCTCATTGGTGGATCACAAGACAGCGGGAAGAGCATGGTGTTGCGTTTGCTGGCTCATACCGCGCGACTGCAAAGTGCGAGGTTGTACGTTGTGGACCCGGTGGCGCACACGTTCAACCCGGATTTGTGGAATGCATTGTGCGCGGCTCCGGTGGCAACGACACGGGGAGATCTGCTGTCGATGCTGGACTTAGTTGAGGCTGAGATCGAGGCGCGCGTGGCTTTGTTCAGAGCGGCGGCTGTTCAGGGGATCACGCCTGAAGATCTGGATGAATACAACAGGGTCGCGGATCCACTGCCACGCATCCACTTGATCGGCGATGAGATGAACACGTATCTTTCGGATCGCCTGGTGCGCGAAGGAATCTCTGACCTGGCACGCAAGGGTCGCAAGTGGGGAATCCATGTGACGATGGCGGCACATAACTGGAGAGCCGAGGATATTTCACGCGGGCTGTCAACGTTGTTCCCGACGAGGTTGTGCCTGCGCGTGGCGGATGATACGAGCGGGAACGTGACGTTGAGCTCCTATAAATGGGGAAAGATGGCTCTGCGTTTCAAGCACCCTGGACGGGCGGTGTTGTTTGCGAATGGCAGGTATCAGAAGATGCAGTTGTATTACGTCTCGCCTGAGCAGGAGAGGGCATGGCTTGGGAATGTTGAAGCGCCATCGCCATTGCCTGAAGATGAACGGAAGATCGTGTTGCGGTCCCTGCAGGAAGCGGGGGGGAGGATGAGCATCCCCTTGTTGAAGGGGTGGGGGATGGAGGAGCGCCAGGCACGGTCTCTGGTGGAGACATATGAGAAGCGTGGATGGCTTTCCAAAGAGGTTACGCAGGGCAATGCACGTTATGTGACCCCCATGTTGAAGGATTTATTGTCAAACCGTCAAACCGGTCAAACCGCGTCAAGCCCTGAAATGCGGAGTCAAACCGCGTCAAACCCACCACAAACCCCATATTTGGCGGGTGCATAACCCCCCTGTCGCTGTACGCCTTCGGCGCATCGACATCCCCCCAAATGCGGATGAGCGCAGAATTTGGGGGGGAGAGGAAAGGAAATTATGGCTAAGAAGAAGATCAAGAACAAGAAAGGTTTTGTGGCTGGTGTGACAGCGTTGCTGGAAGGAGCGCTGACGTTGAGTCATGCGTTCGAGCGGTTGCTGGTGGATGTGGTGGCGGCATACGTGCCATTGCTGGCGCCGGTGATCCCTGCATATCTGGCATTTCACAATCTTTATTTTGTGCTTACGATGCCGTTATGGGTGAGCATCATTGGCGCCCTGGTGGTGGAGTTCCTGGGGTTCGCGACGATCACAACGGTGGTGCAGTTCGTCGATTTCAATGCGACGAAGCATGCAGAAGACCCTGGTGCTCCGTTTTATCCTGCGGTTGGTGTGGCGGCATTTTATTTGATCGTAGTCTTGACCGTGAATGTGTTGCTGGATGACTCTGAATTTATCGAGCGGTTCTCGAAGCTGTTGATGAGCACGTTGAGCGTGGCAGGGGCGGTGACGATCAGTTTGCGCGGCCAGCATTCGGTGAGGCTGGAAGCGAAGATGATCCGCGATGCGAAGAACGAAGCAGAGAAGAAGTCCACCGATGCCGATGAGCGCGCTTATAAACGCCAGGTCGCCAAGGAGCGCAGGGATCAAAAGTTTAAGTTGAAGAAGATGGAGTTGCAAGTTGCTGTAAAGCAGGATGAGCCTGTGAAAGTTTCAGAGAAAGTTTCTGAAAGTGTCAGCGAGAAGCCTGCAACTTTCGGTAAGTGGAAGACGTGGCGGAAAGTTCCACACGAGGAGAAGTTGAAGATCGTGCGGATGACGGTCGAGCAGGTGATGGAGACGTATGGCGTGGACGAACGCTCTGCTTATAACTGGCTGAAGTACGCGCGCCGTGATGAGGGTATGGTGGGGGAGGTGGCGCAGTTCCAGGAAGAATTGGTGAGCGATCTGGCATCAGAGTTGAGTAATGAATTATTCACCACGAAGGGTCACGAAGATTCACAAAGGGAAAAGGCAGGTGCATGATGAATACAAAAGATTTGCAAGAGCAAGTAAACAGTTTGATTAATACATCCGTTCAGGATATGCAGAGCGGGCTTTGGAATTACAACGATTTGGACGTATTGTGCGCGGCATTCAGGAGAGTTACCAGGCGTGGGGAGAAGACGAAGGCGAAGATCCTTGGTGCGAAGATCAAGAAGTTGGAGAAGGCAGGTGTGAAATGAAGTTATCTGAAATACGCCCATGCGATAACTGCGGTGGTGCGATCGTTCCAATATTTTATGTGGTGCGAACGTCCATTGCTGTTTTCAATGCTGATGCAACCAATGAGATGCTTGGTTTATCGCGCATGTTTTGTGGATCGCTTGCGTTGGCTGAAACGATGGGTTCCCAGCCTGAAGCTGTGAAGATCGGCGGCGAGGAGAATAAAGAGTTGTGGGTTGAAGTTTTTCTCTGCCAAGATTGTTATGTTGGGAGCAATGTAAACCTGGCTTTGTTGGCTGAGAAGATCGGAAAGAAAAACGAAGAAGGTGAGGTAGTGTGATGATCGATCAAGCGATGTTTGATTTGTTGAAACCAATGCCACCGTTCATTTCTGCGCTTCGATCAAGAAATCGTTCTAATGAGAAAACTCAAACCCGCCGAATAATGAAACCGCAGCCTGATTTTTTCGACGTGGGCGATGGAATAAATAGTAGCTGGTTTGTTGAATGGATTCACCCAAGAACAGGATGCTTAATCGATGAGTGGGGTGAAGGAGAACCAGTGCCTGCAACAGTCATTGGTTGTTGTCCTTATGGCAAGAGTGGCGATATTCGCTATATGCGAGAGCCGCTTTTCAAGGGTCCGTTTGATTTTGCCCATTACGCTGACGATAAGACGGTTGCGTTCAATCTTTTGACCGGCGAGCCTATCCGATGGAAATGGAAGAAGGACGTATTGAGTCAGCTGTATATGCCTAAGGAAGCTGCAAGGACATTCAAACAATATGAAACTATCCAGGTTCAACGGTTGAATGAAATAAGTGAAGAGGATGCTCAAGCAGAAGGCTGTAAAACTTTTGCCGGGAGAAGTTCCAAGCAGTTGTTTAAAACGCTCTGGGACTTAATAAACGAGCAACGTGGATATCCATGGCATGAGAATTGGTGGGTGTGGGTGATTGGGTATCAAGCATATGAGTTCGGAGGTTCGTGATGGCAGAGAATAGTCATATTTCGTGGTGTGATCATACGTTCAATCCGTGGATGGGTTGCACGAAGGTTTCTCCGGGTTGCAAGCATTGTTATGCCGAGACGTTGATGGATACGCAATATCACAAGGTGGAATGGGGACCACAAGGGACGAGGGTGAAAACATCCGCGGGGTATTGGAAGCAGCCGTTGAAGTGGAACGCGGCGAAATGGTGGCAGTGCAAAATATGCGGAGCACGATGGAATGAATCTGATGGTGTTGGTTGTGGTCACAATGCAATTGATGATTATGAAAATGCGGAGCAAACCCGTCAGCGGGTATTCTGCGCGAGCCTGGCGGATGTGTTCGAGGAGAAGGAAGAGATTAGAGATTGGAGATTGGAGTTGTTCGAGTTGATCGAGAAAACTCCGAACCTTGATTGGTTGATCCTGACGAAGAGACCGGAGAATATCATCAGGCTTTTGAATGATTTCACAGTTGGAGATCAATTGTTCGTTTTGCTGAAGAATGTTTGGATTGGAGTGAGCGTTGAGAATCAGAGGGAGGCGAACAGACGGATCCCGCTTTTGCAGAAGGTCCCTGCGAAGGCGCGATTCCTTTCATGCGAGCCATTGCTGGACTTTATTGATTTGAGCGCGGCAATTGAGCCTGATGAATATGCCTGGGATGAAATCAACGCAGATTTTGATCGTGACGATGAGCCTGAAGAATTCGTGGAGGAATGCGAGGCTGAACTGGATTGGGTCAATTATGGGAGCGATCTGGTTTACAACCCTGAGCATCGAGAGTGGGCTGAGAGAAGACGCGCTCGAGCCGGGTTCAAGACGTTGAAGAATGGCGCGCTCCACTGGGTAATCTGCGGCGGAGAGAGTGGAAAGGATCGGAGAGAAATGGAAGTGCATTGGGCAGAGATCCTGCGAGAGGAATGTAAAGAGGCGGGCGTTCCCTTCTTCATGAAGCAGGACTCTGCATTGAAGCCTGGTCAGCAGGGGAGGCTGCCGGAGGAGTTGTGGGGCGTGAAGGAGTTCCCGACCCAACCCCCATCGGCTTCGCCACTTCCCCCAAATGCGGAGAGCACGAATTTGGGGGAAGAGAGGTGAGTGAATTATGAATGACATCATTGTTGTCGAGGATCGTGTGGATGATCGTTGCATGCGGCATGTGCATTTGATGAGCAATGCACGCTTGCCTGACATGCATCCTGAATTCGGGTTGGGAAGCTCTGTGCAGGAGGTTGGGGTGTGGCATTGGAGGACGGAGATTCCCTATCGCGGCGCGCTGGATATCCATTGCGAAGGATGGACGAAGTTTCGAAGGCTGGTGGTTTGGAGTTTGGGCGACTGCGGGTCCGTGCGGGAGGCGATCAGCCAGGCTTATACGTATTTTTTTGTGATGTTCAACTTGAGACCTGGGTTTGTGTTTGTAAGAAAGCTGCCGAGGGAAGCAGAGATTTGCCAGCTTGTGGAGGGGATGGTTTTGACGGAAGCGGATTGGATGTTGGAACATTGCGTTGCCGTTGGCGGCGGAAGGATATAGCCCCCCTGTCGCCGAGTACGACGACATCCTCCCAAATGCTGGCGCATTTAGGGGGAAGAAAGTGGAGAATTATGGACAACCTGGACGGGAAGAAGCTGAGCGATTTCAAGCAGTGGCGGTGTTCGAAGAACAAGGATCACGTGCTTGGGGTGACGGAACGGGTCAAGGTCAATTTTCAGGTGAACGGGTTGTCGCTGAAGTACTTCACAACGCGGCTGATCATCTTCCGCGAGGCGGTTGATCTGAGTGCGGAGATCCCGGCTGAGATCGATGTGGCAGGAACGATCGACGGCAAGATGCTGAGCATGGTGTGGAAATGCTCGGTGCCCGGATGCGGATGCATCAAGGAATGGCACCCGGATGAAGAGCTGGTTGAATACCTGGTGAAGAATTATTTACCGGAGTAATGTGTTTCACCACAAAGGATCACGAAGGAAAAGCGTAAGGAGTAAAATAGGGATATGAAGAAGATCTGTTTGAACTGCCAATATCAGCGTGAGGCTGGCCAGATGGATACAGAGATCCCAGGTGCAGGGCAATGGTGTTCGAATTCACAGTCGCCCAGGTTTCGGACGAGAGTGAAGGATGACGATAGCTGTGATAAGTTTACACAGCGCGGGAAGAAGGCGGGGATTGGATTGCGATTGAAGGTGAAGGGGTTGGGGGTGGTGAATAAGTGGATGAAGAAAGGCAAATAATGAAAATTCAAATTATCGCCAAAGTCAAAATAAACTTTGATGATCCAAGAAAAACTGATGTTGTTGTCAGAAAAGTAGTGACAAATGACAATGACGAACTCATTGGGATATTTGGATTATCGAGTAATGGAGATTGGCTGCCAAAGGAGGAAGGCAAACCATATCCGCCTGAATGCCATTTGCCCATTGTTGTTTACGATAATTTCAGCTTGATGGGTATTGTCGATGAAGGGTGAGGAGGAAGAAATGAAACAATCTTTAGAAGAGTTCATTGACTTCGCCATGCGACAAGGTTATGAAATCGCTCCTTATGAAAAACGCATATTGGAACAACTGACTGAGAAAAAATTTCAATTTTCGTATTGGCCGGATGGCACAATGAATAAAAAATTACGTTGGCTTGCCCAATTGGTAGCTCTCAAAGACTGCTGGAAGAATGGGGAAAGCATTGCAATGTTTTCACCTGCGTTTTGCACATTGTCAAAACCGGAAATTATTTACGATGACTTAATTATCATCGATGATCGTGATGAAGAAATGATAAAAGGTCTCAAATGCGATAAGTGCGATAAACTTGCTACATCAGTAGCAATGGATGAAATGGAGATTGTTGATAATAAAATGTATAGAGAATGGGTGCCATTTGGAGATTGGCGGCATGGATGTGATGACCATCTTGTAGAAAGCCATTCGTACAGTCTTGATGATCCTGATTATCCATCATGAACGAGGTGAGAAATGACAGACCTTATTCAAATCCATATTTCATATCGGACAAGAGCCAAATGTTGCTTTTGTCCTTCCATTTGCTTTGTGCATTCATGCTCTGACGGTCATTTTCGATGTGATAGTTGTGCAGAGAAAAGCATCAAAGATGGATTGGGAGAATATGGTGGATCTCCAAGCGTGCCTGCTGATCACGATCATCAACTTGAGGAATATAAAGAGTTACTAAAAAGTCGAGGCGAAAGATGGTATCAAGAGAATTATTTGAATCCATTCATATAGATGACTTGACAAAATAGAACTAGCGTTCTAAAATAATTTTGACAGCCAGTGTGCGGGCCCGCAGTCCACATGCTGGCTGTTCGTATTTAACGAGGTGTGAATGCCGATCCCAAAAGTTTCCTATCAATTACCGCTGGCTTTGGATTTGCCTGAAGCTGAAGAGGATGCTGCGCTGAATCGTGATGAAATGCAGATGCGCAGTGAACGAGCGCGCCAGGCATTAGAAGCGATGTTCGGGAAGAGTGGCGCTCCGCGCTGGCTGGACGATTATCTTGAGATGTGCAAAGGCGGGTGGCCGTGGCGCGTGGCTGCCTATATTGCCTGGGCTTCAACACCGCGAGGAAGCCGGGAACCGAAAACACAAGATGATCTGGCGAGAAATCATCTTGGACTGACAAGCGATCGGGCAATCAATACGTGGAGGAAGAAGAATCCCGCAGTTGACGAGATGGTGCGGATGATGCAAGCGGGCCCGTTATTCAAACACAGAGCCGAGATCTTCACTGCTCTTGTGGCAGTTGCAATCAAGCCGGAATATAAAAGCCACAACGATCGCAAGCTGGCACTCGAATTGATGGGGGATTATATGCCTGCACATAAGATCCTTGCCGCTCTGACAGCGAGAGGGCAGGGTGGATTGAAAACAGATCAAGAGCTTGATGACCTGGTGAAAGCCCTGGAGAGCGAGGTAACGAATGACGAATAGCCCCACCCCCGACCCCTCCCCATTTTCAACGAACGAAAATGGAGAGGGGAGAATACACCCTGATGAACATAATGCCAATAAAGGCACGAAGCGCGGCAAGGAACTGCTGAAGCAATCGCTGAAAGAGTTGGGAGGCGGTAGATCCATTCTGCTTGATAAAGAGGGGAACATCATCGCGGGAAACAAGACCTTCGAAGCCGCGCAGGAATCGGGGATCAAGGTCAGGATCGTTGAAGCCGGAAAAGATGAGCTGGTCGCTGTACAACGCACGGATCTGGATCTGAATGATCAGACGGGGGAGGCGCGGCGATTGGCGTACCTGGATAATCGCGTCAGTGAACTGGATCTGGCGTGGGATGCAGAACAGATCGCACAGGATGCCGCTTCAGGTCTGGACTTCGATGGGATTGGGTTTCTCGAGGGGGAACTACGCGTGATGCTGGAACAGGCTGGGCTTGACGCTGCGCGCGATGCGTATGTGGATCCAGGTGATCAGCGCGATAAAAGTGAGGAGTTGGTCCGCAAATGGGGCGTGGAGCAGGGTCAGATATGGCAGTTGGGAAGTCATCGATTGATGTGCGGTGATTCATCCGATTTGACGGTGATCAATCAATTGATGGAAAAAGATAAAGCAGTGCTCACATTTACCAGTCCGCCTTATTGGGTTGGCAAGGCATATGAAACGCAAACCAGCGAGGAAGAGATCGCGGCGTTTATAGAGAAGATATGTGGCGTGATGGATGCGGTGACGAGAAAGGATGAAAGCAGGATCGTGATCAACACCGGTACTGGATTTACAACTGCATTCGATAAAAAAGCAAAGCGGCACGTGTTACTGTTGATCGATCAGTGGACAAATATATTGCGAGATCGCGGGTGGAATCTGCGTCATGTGCGGCACTGGCTGAAGGAAGGTCAATTGATGAGCACGTCACCGCGGACAGATATCATCGACCAGCATTGTGAATACTTGGGAACGTTTGAACACGCCGAAGGCCAGGCAATGCGCTTCGAAGACGCTGTGCGCGAAGATGATGTGCAGAGCCTGTTGACTTTCTATCACAGACAGGGAAAGCAACGCGGACAGGAATGGACCGGTGCAGGTTGGGCTTTACGTGCCTATTGGGATGATATTCGCGGGACCGCATCAGCAAATGGGCATGAAGCGGCGTTCCCGTTGGAATTGCCAATCCGTCATTTGATGCTTTACACGAAGCGCGGGGAGATCGTCTTCGAGCCTTTCTGTGGGAGCGGGACGACGTTGATGGCGTGTGAAGTATTGGGGAGGGTCTGTTTTGGCATGGAGTTGAGTCCTGCTTATGTGGCGGCGACGTTGGAGAGGTGGAACATCCTTACAGGAAAGACCCCCCTGCCTTTGGCATCCCCCCAAATGGATCCTTCGACTTCGCTACGCTCTGCTCAGGACAATTTGGGGGGAGAGGAGGAAGCGAATGGATGAATTGAAATTCGATGAGCATAATGCAAACAAAGGAACCGAGCGCGGCAAGGAACTGCTCGAGCAATCCATCAAAGAACTGGGTGCAGGGAGATCCATTCTTGTGGATAAAGATGGCAATGTGATCGCGGGGAATAAAACACTTGCCGCGGCGAGGAAGGCGGGCATGAAGGTACGTGTTGTGTCAACTAATCGTGACGAGCTTGTGGTGGTGCAAAGAGAAGACCTTGATCTGGATGATTCAAATGGGGAGGCGCGCAGGCTGGCATACCTGGATAATCGCGTTGCTGAGATCGATCTGGAATGGGATGTAGATATATTGGCTCAAGATGCCGCGGCAGGATTGGATCTGGATGCGCTCGGTTTTCTTGACAAGGAATTGCAGAAGCTTCTGATCGAGGTGAATCAAAACACTCCGGAGGAAACTACAGACCCGGGTGAGCTTGTCGATCAGGGTGAATCACTCGTTGCAAAGTGGAAGGTGGAAGTTGGGCAGGTGTGGGAGTTGGGAAAGCATCGATTGATCGTTGGTGATTGCACCGATGCGAAGGTCATGTCCGCATTGATGCAGGGAGAGCTGGCGCAGATCTGCTGGACTGATTCGCCCTGGAATGTAGATTACGGCGGGAGCAATCATCCATCATGGAAAAAGCGAAGCATGGCGAACGACAACCTGGGCGACAAGTTCCCTGCGTTTCTCAAAACTGCTGTGAAAAGTGCATGGAATTCCTGCCAGGCAGGAGCAATGGTGTACTGGGTGATGGGTGCGCAGGAGTGGCCAACGATCGATACAGCTCTGCGTGATCAGGGATTCCACTGGTCGAGCACGATCATGTGGGTGAAAGATCAGCTTGTTCTTTCACGCAAGGATTATCACACGCAATTCGAGCCGCTTTGGTATGGATGGAAAAGCGATGCGCCCAGGATCAGGGAAGTTGTGGACCGCAAACAATCGGATGTGTGGTTCATTGATCGTCCGAAACGATCGGAGGATCATCCAACGATGAAGCCATTGCCATTGATCGAGCGCTCGCTGGTGAATTCATCCCTGCCCGGAGATGTAGTGCTGGATCCGTTTGTGGGAAGTGGAACAACGCTGATCGTTTGTGAGCAATTGCAGAGGAAGTGCAGGGCGGTTGAATTGGATCCAATATACGCGGCAGTGACGATAGAAAGATGGCATCTTTTATCGGGTCTGCTGCCTCATGTAACTCCTTGACTTCCTATTAACACTACGGCCTACTGTAGACATAACGAACAAAGGAGATCAACATGAAACAGAAACAAGATTCATTGAAGGAATATGAAACCAAGCAGAAAGAGATCAGGAAGTTGTTGAAGCAGATCGAAGTGGGATTAGAGAAGCACGACCGCAACGCCAGCGGGCAGGGTGGGCACCACTGGGGGCACGTGGGCGATTTGGCAAGCATCGTTGAGACATTGACCAATCTCAAGGATCAATTGCACAAAACAGGCGAATATGCGGAAGTGGGGAAGACATGGTAAAGAGAACATACATCACAGATCCGAAAGAAGTTTACACGCTGGAGCTAGAGAAGCTCCAGCGTTGTTTTTCAGAGATCCAGAGAGTGGGTGAGGGAGCAAGCGAGTTGTCACGCGTTGGCTGGCGACAGGTGGAATGTTTACGCCAGGTGAATTTCATATTATTGGAAGCAGTTCAAACGGGTGAAATGATATTGAAGATCGCAGGTTGACAATTATTGAGAAGATCTTATAATCAGAAATGACAGACGCTCGGGTGCCCCCCTCACCCAGGCGTTTGTCATTTAATGTAACAAATTGGGCATAGCATTACTGTGCCTCCATATCTTGACGCGGGAGGCAAAGAGTCTTAAAATTTTCCTACAACTGAATATCTCCGCAGACCCAGCAACATGGCGGGGTCGAGTTTGACGAAGTGAGCGCTCGTCGTGCATTTGCACGGCGGGCGCTTTTGCATTTAATCCCTACCCCCTACCCCCTTTCCCGTTTCCCCCATTTGGCTGGGGAACGCAAAATGGGGGAAAGGCTTCATGATTTGAAAGGAGAGTTTCATGTACGAGTTTTCAGTTACACCCGATTTTCTGTTGGTGCTGGTGGCCGGTTTGCTGGCGCTGGTGTTCGATTATTTCCCAGGCGCGGCGAAGTGGTTTGATGCGCTTACGACCGAAGTGAAACGGCAGTTGAATGCAGGATTGGTCCTGCTCAGCGCGGCAGTGATCTTTGGCGGGACGTGCTTTGGCTTGTTCATCACGAATTTGATCTGCTCGGTAAAAGGCTCTCTGGATCTGCTGTACATTGTTTTCCTTGCAGTTACCGTGAACCAGGGCGTGCATCTGTTGTTGAAGCCCACGAAGGCATTGAAGCTGTGGATGTTCGGCGCGAAGAAATAACCCCCTTCGGCTTCGCCGCTTTCCCCCCAAATACCCTGACGGGATATTTAGGGGAAGAGGATTTGAAGTGAATGAGCCACAAAAGCGAACGAGGACGATCACTGTTCGATACCCCACGCCATCACGCGCCGGGATCTTCATCGTTGTGGGTCAGTTGCGGGATGATCTAGGGCGATGGATGGTCCCGACAATTACAGTTCCAGATTCGCTACAACAGATCATCGAGAGCGGACGGTTTGCGAAGGATGTGGCGATCGGGCTTTTGGTGGCGAGTTTCTTTTTCGATGAGATGATGCTGGATGTGAAAGATCATGAATGAGTTATTGGTCGAATTAGCCAGGCAAATTCCGAGCGCGGTGGCCGTGATCGGAATGGCTTTTCTATTTTTGAAAGCAGAGAAGGAACGCGAGGAACGACGCGTTGTCAATGCCAAGGAAATGGAGAAGGAACGCCGCGACCACGAGCTGATGATCAACAATATGTGGGCGACCTACATCAAGACGCTGGCGGATAAGCAGGATGAAGCCTACGTGGCGATTGCCGAAGCACTTGCAGATCATGAAAAGGCATCCAGTGAACGTTATGAACGCATGGGGATCACGAAGGATTTGCTTAAAGCCGTGAAGGAAAGAATGGAGAAATAGTAATCATGGAACCTAAATATCTTTTGATCGTGAAACAACCGCGCGGTTTGGTGATCCGCGATACACCGAGACCTGAAAGCCAAGGCGGGAGGACGATGCGCAATGTGACAGTTGGGACACAGCTCTATGCGTATGGAATCCATAACATCGAGGGTGTACCGTATGCAAGGCTTGTGCCGCAGAACCCACAAAAGCCCGAGTGGGTGAGGGTCGAGGAGGCGGATAGCTCAATCGAGTATGTGGACGTGATCGAGATGGAACATGAAAGCGATTCGCTGACAAATGCGATCAATATGCATTCAGGTTCGATCACGTTGCTGGCAGCCGCAATACGGGATCTCGCAAAGAAGTAAAAATGCCTGTTCAAAAGCCGAATTTTGCGCTGGATCTATCGAACGATCAGTACCGACAATTGGTGCTGGGTCTGGACCTGCCTGAAGTTGAGACAGAAGGCGTTTCGACCGAGGAAGCCCAGGTGCGGTCGGAGGCGGGCCGTTCGGCTTTATTCCTTTTAAAGGGCAAGACAGAACAACCCACATGGTTCGAGCGATTCGAATCCATAATGGAAGGGGGGTGGCCATGGCGGCAAGCCTGCTATATCGCATGGGCATCGATGCCGAAGGACGGACGCAAGCCTGAAACTCAGGAGGAGCTGGCGAAGAAACATCTCAATTTGAACAGCGACCGTGCGATCAGCACGTGGCGCAAGAAGAACCCGGCAATCGAAACGATGATCACCATTTTGCAATCGGCGGAGCTGTGGGATTACCGCGCAGACAGTTTCAAGAACTTGATCGATGGCATGAAGAGGGCGGGGGTGGATTACAAATTTTTCAACCACCTGAAATTATTCATGGAGATGAGCGGCGATTATATTCCGCTCACTCAACTGGCGGCTGTGCTGAAGAGGAAAGCTGGAGGCGGCGCGCATGAGGTGGATGAGGAGACTGTGGAGCTGCTGGCCAAGGGCGTGGAGGAACTGCAGAAAGATGCGGGGAATGAAGCGCCGGGCGAGGAGGATGAAAAGTAATGCTTCAAAGCTTCACCGACCCCAGCTTGAACATGACGCCGCACGAGGCATACGACGAGAAGAAGCTGCGAGGAAGTGCGCGCAGGAATTTCCTTTCGTATTGCCAGTATGTGGATGAACGTTATGAGACGCCGCGCCACATCCGATTGCTGGCTTCGAAGCTGCAACAGGTGGCGTTGTACATCGCGAGCGGAGGCAAGCAGGGGATCGGACGGTTGATGATCCTTATGCCACCACAACACGGCAAGAGTCAGATCGCAAGCCGGAATTTTCCTGCATGGTTGCTGGGACTGATTCCGGACAGCCACATCATTTTGACTTCCTACGGTGAGAGCCTGGCAACGAGGCACAGCCGTTTCATCAGAGACCAGATCATCGATGAGAAGTACCAGGCGATCTTCGGAGATAAAAGCAACAAGATGATCCCTGTCGAGTTGAGCAGTGACAGCCGCTCGACAGAGAATTGGGATCTGGCGAGACCCTATCGAGGCGGAGTCAAGGCTGCGGGCGTGGGAGGCGGTATTACAGGCCTGCCTGCGCATTTGTTCATCGTGGATGATCCGTTCAAGAACCGGGAAGAGGCCGAAAGCGATTCACGCCGCGAGCTGGTGGAGGATTGGTACAAAAGCTCGAGCCGCACACGCTTGAGACCGAATGCGGCAGTGGTGATCTTCCATACACGCTGGCACCCTGACGACCTGGCCGGGCGTTTGATGCAGAAGATGGTGAGCGACCCGCTGGCAAGCCAGTGGGAAATCGTATGCCTGCCCGGGCTGGCCCTGGATAGTTATCCTGCGAGCGTTGAGGAGCAACGCAAGAAGATGCGGGATGGCATTTACATGCCATTGGCTGACCCGCTGGGACGACAGCCAGGCGAGGCATTATGCCCTGAATGGTATCCGGTGGATTGGCTGCTCGGGACGAGGGCAGACGTAGGTCTCTATGATTTCGAGGCACTGTATCAACAGCAACCCTACCTGATGCAGGGGAATATGTTCCAACGGGACTGGTTCACGATCGTGGACAAGGGACCGGGTAATGCAATTTGGGCACGAGTGCGCGCATGGGATAAAGCGGCAACAGCTGGAGGCGGAGCGAGATCCGCAAGTGTCAAGATGAGCTGGGGATTGGATGATTATCTTTACGTCGAGCATTCAACGGCTGACCAACTTGCATCTGCAGAGCGCGATGAAACGATGATCGAGCTGGGCAAGGAAGACTATCGTAATGATGGTCCCTTCCTGATCTGGCATCCGCAGGACCCGGGGAGCGCGGGACTGGATAGCGCACAGGCTTTCAATAATTTACTTGCCGATCAGGGTTTGATGGGAACGTTCGACCAGGTGACGGGGAGCAAGGAATATTATGCAGGGATGTTTGCCACCAAAGCAAAAGGCGGGCGTGTGCGACTCGTGAGAGGAGCGTGGAATGATCCGTTCCTGGATGAATATGCAGCGTTCCCGAAGGGCAGATTCAAAGATCGCGTCGATGGCGGAAGCAGTGCCTACAATCTTTTACGTCAGATCGTGGAGCAGATGAAGGCGGACGCAGACGATGTGGAAGTTTACGAGGAGCGGGTGAATATATCACCCGTGTGACCCCCCTGTCTGCGAGTACGCAGACATCCCCCCAAATGGCGAACGAACATCGCAATTTTGGGGAAGAGAATTGGAGAATTGGTGAAAAATAATTTTGGTTTGCGTGAGCGATTGGGAACCTTACTGCTTGGAGAGAACTTCAAGCAGATCTCTGAAACGCTGTCACAAGCCGAGTTTACGAATGAGGTGTTGACCGAGCGCATGGCGGAACTGGAACTGGCGCTGGAGGATGCCAACTGGATGCGCCTGATGTTCGAGGGCGAGCATGAATTCACACGCGATGGTTTGAAGAAGATCGCTGACCTGGCGCGCATCATGTTCATCAAGAACCCGCTGATCAAGCGCGGCGTGATGGTGAAGGCGTTGTATATCTGGGCGCAGGGTGTGAACGTCAAATATAAAAACCCTGAGTTGAACAAGATCCTGCAGGAGTTTTGGGACGACCCGAAGAACCGGGTGGAGTTGACCGGCCACCAGGCGCAGATGCTCAAGCAGGTGGATTACGAAGTCATCAGCAATATTTTCTTTTGTTTCTTCGTGCGCCCTTCAGATGGTCGCGTGCACGTGCGGTCGCTGCCCTTCGAGGAGATCACCGATATTATCAGCGACCCCGAAGATGCGAAGACGCCGAGATACTATGTGAGGAAGTGGACGGAGAAGAAATTCAACGAATCCACCGGGAGATTCAACACCAGGCACAGAACCGCGTATTACCCGGATTGGCATTACACACCGAAGAATAAACCATCCAAGATCGGCAGTGTCGAAGTGATGTGGGATACACCCGTCTATCACGTGAAGACGGGAGGCATGAGCGGGTGGAAGTTCGGTGTGAGCCAGGTGTATGCGGCGATAGATTGGGCACGCGCCTATAAGGAATTCCTGGAAGACGTGGCAAGTCTGATGCGAGCCTACAGCCGATTTGCATGGAAGCGGATCACGAAAGGCGGCAAGAAGGCAATCGCGGCTGAGCGTGCCAAGATGGCGACCACGCTGGCAACCGGGGGAGCGAATGCGGAGACCAATCCGCCGCCAGTGACGGGGGCAATGGCATTCCTGGGTGAGGGGACAGACCTGCAACCGATGCAGGTACGCGGTGCTTCGATCAGCCCGGATGATGGCAGGCGTTTGTTGTTGATGGTTGCCGCAGTATTTGGATACCCAGAAACGATGTTCGGCGATGTGAGCGTGGGAACGTTCGCGACTGCCAAGACGATGGACCGACCTACAGAACTGGCGATGAAGGAAGGGCAGACCACGTGGACGGATATCTTCCGCAACATTATCGGTTTTGTGATCCTACAGGCGATGAAGACGACGGACGCTGACGCGAAGATCAAGTCGCTGGGAAAACTTGACAGCAAAGAAGACGAAGGCATCGTCGAGGAAAAGATCGTGTGGAACGATCCATTGACCGCGATGCTGGATATAGATTTCCCGCCAGTCCTTGAGAAGGATATTCAAACTTCAGTGCAGGCCATCGTGACCGCATTGACATTGAACGGCCAGCAATTAACACTGCTGGATGAACAGACCGCGACGAGGCTGATCTTGAAGGCGATCGCAGAGGATGACGTGGATGAGATCATGGCGGGGTTGTTCCCGGAGGGTGACCCCCCCCCCAGCCCCTCCCCAAATGGCGGGAAAGCACCGCAATTTGGAGATGGGAGCACGAGTGAGGCGATTGTGAAGGAGGCGGCGAGGAAGTTGATCGTTGCCATACAGGCAGAGAAGGCATTGGTACTGGAGAATGGCAATGGGCATAAATAGCCAGTCGCCAGTCATCAATGATCAGTTATCGGCATCCATCATTGAATTTGTGGAGGCGGTGAACCGTTCGCGGCGGTTGAAGAAGCGCGAACAGATCGAGCGCAGGCTGGAGCTGGCCATGCGTAAAGCCTTCAAGGAACAAGGCAGGCAGTTCGTGAGGGCGTTCGGAAAATTCAGGGACCGCTTCGGTGAAGCGTTGACGATCAAGTCTCCGTTTGGTGATGACCGCATGATCCCCTTGAATGAAGCTGTTGTGCCTTCCGAGTGGATGTTTGTGTTCCATCTCGTTTCGCAGAAGACCAACTCTTTGTTCGAGAAGCCCATCGATGCGGCTGTGCAGACCGCATTGGTGCAAGGTGCCGGGAACATCATCGCAGACGTGGGCATGAACATCAGGTTCGACCTGAAGAACCCGCGTGCAGTGAAGTACCTGGATCAGTATGGCGCACAACAGGTGACGAAGATCAATGAGACGACGCGCGATTATCTCAACACGATCATGACCCAATCGGCAAATGAAGGCTGGAGCTACAAGAGGACTGCAGAAGCAATTATCGAACGTTATCAGGAATTTCAGATCGGCAAGCCACAGGCGCATATTGACAGCCGCGCGCACTTGATCGCGGTGACCGAGACCGGGAATGCATCGCTGGAAGGGCAGATGATCGTGGCGCGTGATTTGCAGGATGCTGGAATCGTGATGGAGAAGTTTTGGTCGACGGTTGGCGATTCCAAAGTTTCAGAAGGATGCCGTGAGAATGAAGCAGTTGGCTTTATCGGACTGGATAAGCCATTTCCCAGTGGACATCAGAGACCATTGCGGTTCCCCGGTTGCAGATGTGATCTGCTGACAAGAGTAAAGCACTAATGACATTTGAAAGGAGATGAATTATGGGAGCAATCAAACCACATAGGACGCCTGTGAATAAGACAGGCGGTTGGGATGGTTCGAAGGCAATACTCGAAGCGAAGAACGATGCAGAGATATTGCGATATATGCATGCCTGGGTGAGCGAGAGCGAAGATCCTTCGAACAGGCGATCCTATATGTTCGCACACCATGCGCCTGGCACGGATACGCCTGCCATGATCGAGGCGGTCAACCGGGCATTGGCGCGTTTGAATCAGTCCGAGATCCCGCAGAAGGACAAGCTCGTCGTCGAGGCACATTTGCGTTTGCACCGCAAGGATGCAGGGTTAAGTGAGGCGATGAGCGAGGCGGAGATCATCGAGGCATTGAAGTACATCAAGCATGTGGATGACCTGAAGAGAGTCGAGTCTGATGCGCTGCTCGAAGCTGTGCGCCTGCAGGAGAAATCCAACCTGGCAGAATGGCTGGAGAGCCGATTGCATTTGTCATTGACGCAGATCGCAGACGATATGTTCGGCAGTGGAACGTTGACGCGTGACGAACGCAAGATCCTTTCGGGTGCCATTGGCGTTGCCCTGGACAGCTACCATCAGTTCATGGTGGATAATGCGCCGCAGTTATTCACACGCCGCCCATGGGAGGATGCACCGGAGCCTGGTTCGGGAAGCTCGATCAATGAGAGTGCAGTTGTTGATTTGAGCGAGGCAGCCATTGCACTCGATGAGAAATCCATTCGAAATGATGGCACGGCAAAACTTAAGATTATCCAGCCTGGCTGGGGTGCGAGCGGTTTTTACCCGAAAGAAGTCCTTCAGCGTGATGGAGCAAAAGCCTTCCCCAAAGGAACGAAGATGATGTGGAATCATCCCACATCGATGGAAGAGGCGGAACGTCCTGAGGGTGATCTGAATGACCTGGCTTCTGAACTGGTGACCGATGCACGCTGGATGGACAACGGTCCGAAGGGGGCAGGATTGTATGCGGATACAAAAGTATTCGAGGCCTATCAATCAGCAGTCAATGATCTGGCTCCGCACATTGGTGTGAGCATCCACGCGCGCGGCAGAGCCATGCAGGGCGAAGCGGAGGGAAAGCAGGGCGTGATCGTGCAGGAGATCCTGGAGAGTCCTTTCAATCGCGTGGATTACGTGACGATGCCGGGTGCGGGGGGGGAGGTTATTTCCTTGTTTGAAGCAGTACGGACGGTCCGTACTGATAAATCAAAGACAGGGACGGTCCCTGCGAAGAAAGCCACTAGCAACACTTCGGCACAACTCAGTGCAAGCGTGGCGAATTCCGAATCTATCACGGAGGAAGATATGGATCTGAAAGAATTGAACGAGAAGGTTGCCACGTTGGAGACCAATAATCAAACGCTGGCGACCAGCAATGCCAGGCTTATCGAAGCGATGGCTTTGCGTGACGCGAAGGATATGGTCGAAGAAGCTCTCAAGGCGATCACGTCCCTGCCCGATGTTACCAAAGCCAGACTGATCAAAGACCTGGCGAAGAACCCACCGATGAAGGAAGGCGCGCTCGATAAGGAAGCCTTCGCAAAGGTCATCCAGGAAGCGGTCAAGATCGAGGTCAAGTATCTGGAGACGGTGCTTGGCAAGGGTCGGGTTCATGACCTGGGTGAAAGCGAGAATGATGATGAGGAAGATGAAGCCGGTAAGAAGGCGGAAGAGTCCTTGACCGAGTCATTCGCAGACCTGGGCTTGAGCGAGAAGGGTTCAAAGATCGCGGCGAAGGGCCGCAAGTAGGCCCCTATCCCCCCGCCCTTTCCCCATCGGACGAGCATTGATGGAGAAAGGGAGCATATGAATTTTGATTGAAACATGAGGTGAAGTATGGCTAAGAATATTGTGTATCAGCCTGGATATGAATATCCGGTTGTGGTGACCGATCCTGCCACACCCAATTCAGGCGATCCTGTACGTTTTGGTTCGCTGACAGGCCTGGCCCTGCTCGATGAGGGCGAAGGCGGTGTGGGCGTGACCGAGACGATGTGTAATTTCGGGCCGTTCATTGCGGAGATTCCAGTCAAAGGCGAAGCAGGGGCGATCTCGGTAGGTGATGCGTTGTTCTACGACGACGGCATCAGCGCGGTTAACAATGATGCGACGAACGGACATTTCTACGGCTTTGCAATGGCCGCAGTAAACAACGGTGCGACAACCACCATCAAGGTTTTGCATACGCCAAGTCCAGGTGCAGGCACACTCGGCGATGGCACCATCACAACTGCAAAGCTGGCGGCTGGAGCGGTCTCCGAAGCAAAAATTACAGCTGCCAGTTTAACTGGCTTAATAGCAGCAGTGGTAGCGAATGCCAACGTGATCGGAGGCATCCCGGTGCTGCATCGCATCAATATCGCGGCTGGAGCCAATGCGGATACCGATGTGATCCTGACGCACAAAACACGCGTGATCGATGCGTGGCTGGTGTTGACGGGTGCAGGCGTGACAAGCGCCGTGCTGACGGTCAAGAACGGCGCAACTGCCATTACCGATGGAATGGCTGCCAGCGGCTCAGACAAGGCGCTGGTGCGATGCGCAACCATCGATGATGCACAACACGAGATCGCGGCGGGTGGAACGCTGCGTGTGACCGGCTCTGCCGGGGCCACCCAGCCAGCAGCCACGGTGTATGTGCTCGGCGTGCGGGTTTCATAGACCCCTATCCCCTGACCCCCTTCGCCCTTTCCCGAAGATCATCGGGACCTTCGGCGGGCACTTCCCCCAAATGGAAGTGCGCAATTTGGGGGAAGAGGCGATTATCAAAAGTAGTGAGGTAAACATGGAAATGCTTGAATTGATCGAGACTATCCGGGCAGAGGAAGCCAGTGTGCAGAGGCTGTTCGGTAAAGAAGGAAGCGGTGCACGGTCGCGCAGGAAGGGACCGCGCTACCAGGCGATGCTGGTGGAAGCCGCAAAGCTGGTGGCAGATGTTTATAAGGGCCGCCGCAAGATGCATTATCTGGAAGAGGCGATGACGACCAGTGATTTCCCGTATCTATTCGGGGACATCCTGGACCGCCAGATCCTGGCGTCCTATCGTGAGTGGCCAACCACGTGGCAGAACTATGCCAAGCGCGGGCGGGTACGTGACTTCCGCACGGTGAAACGATTCGGTGTATATGGCGCTGACCAGGTGTTGGGCCCGGTGATCGGTCAGAAGGGTGAATATCCCTACGAGGAGATCAACGAGGACACCCCCTTTACCTATAACGTGGGCAAATATGGCCGCAAGATCAAGTTCGCGTGGGAGACGATGGTCAACGACGACCTGGATGCGCTGAAGGATCAGCCGGAACGACTCGGACGAGCAGCGAGGCGATCGGAAGAGAAGTTTGTCACACAGATGTTCATGGATGCGAGCGGTCCGCATGCATCGTTCTATACGGCTGGCAATAAGAACATCATCACCAGCAATCCCGCGCTTTCCGTGGCCGCACTGCAAACGGGCATGGAGATCCTTTCGCAACAGACGGATCAAAACGGTGAGCCGATCTTGATCGATACCGTTGAGCTGGTCTACCCGCCTGTGCTGGAAGTGACCGTTCAGAATATCCTGAACGCGATCACGATCGAGGCCACCGAAAAAGGCGGCACGAGCGCGAGGAAGCTCACGATCCAGAACTGGATGAAGACCACGTTCCGCCCGAACAAGAACGCGTATATCCCAATCGTGGCGAGCACTGCGAACGGGAACACGAGCTGGTTCCTTTTTGCCAATCCCGACAATGGGCGACCGGCGTTGGAGATGGGCTTCTTAATCGGGCACGAGGAGCCGGAGATCTTCATGAAGACCCCGAACCAAGTGCCGGTGGGCGGCGGCGGTGAAGACGCCATGAACGGCGATTTCGATTCGGATGCGATCGAGCACAAGCTGCGCCACGTGTTTGGCGGGACCCGCGAGGATCCCAAGATGACCGTGGGAAGCAACGGAAGCGGATCATAATTTCTAACCCCTCTCCCTACATGGGAGAGGGGAGATATGAAGGAGAAAAAGACTATGAGTATGCATTCTGTAACGCGGAGCAATGTGGCTCTCAACACAGCAAACGATCTGCTGACCTTTATTGCCGCGGCAAGCCGGAAGATCAAGCTCCATGAGATTTCGGTGGGCGGCATGGGCACTGCCAGCGCGGCAAATGAAATTGCCGTGCAACGTTCCACGGGTGGCACGACCGGCGGCGGCGCGATCACGCCTGAATCGGTAGACCCTGATTCCCTGGCGGATAGCGTAACGGTGGTCAACACGACCTGGAGCGCTCAACCAACGTTGAGCGGCACCCCGCTTTTGCGGTTGCCGGTGAATGCCAACGGCGGTGTGTATCGTTGGGGTGGCAAAGCCCGGGCAGGAGATCGTGGTGCGCAACTCGGGGCAGTTGTCCATTCGTCCAGCTGTGGGCAACAGCAACGTATCGATCCACGTGGTCTACGAACTTTGCTAAACCAGTGTGGAAAGAGCAGGTTTGTGATCTGATCGAAAATCTCTCACGCCCATCTATATGGGTGGGCGTGAGACTGCACCTTAACAATTCAACCAGGCAATAAGAATGGCGCTTACCAGAACCGAAATAGGCAATTGGGCAAGCGGCGCCGGGCATGGCACAGGCTCATTTTCAACGGGCAGCTTTACGCCGCCCGCGAACTCGATATTGCTTATCGTTGTTTCCATGATGGGTAATGGGGTAACAGGAGATTTAGGTCAACCAACCATTTCGGGCGGCGGATTGACCTATACCTTTTTAGACTCTGCCAGAGGCGAATCATCCTGGGCACTGCGGGTGAATGTTTTTCGCGCGGAGGTAGGTGCATCTCCATCGTCAATGACCATCACGGTTGATGACGATAATAACGATAATATCTACAACTATGGGATTGCAGTATTAGCGTACACGGGATATGACACCGGCACGTCGATTGCCGGACTTGTTTCTTCAGGGACGGCTGATATTGGTGATGGCTCTGAGACGCAGACGCTAGGAGCTACACCCACCACCGATGATGTAACGTTGTATTGCACGTCTGTAGACGCAGACAACACTCCCAATAACCCAACAATGGCGGCAGGCTGGACAAAGATCTATGATGTTGCTTCTCCGAGTGGCGGAGCTAGTTTGGTCGTTGCCCGGCGCGAGAATTCAGCATCGACAACTGTAACAATTACCGATACCTATACTGCGGGGGGGGGATTTTTCAAAGGGTCGATGGTCTCCTTTGTGGTCAAAGCGGCTGCCGTGGTGGATCAACCTGCAGAAGCTGAGCAGCCACAGATCGATGAGAGCTATCAGGAAGAGTATCTAGTTGATTTACATGGCTGGGTGATTTGGCAGATGCCAGCCGATATGGTGATCATCGAGCAGTTCTGGTCGGAAATGCCCGAGATCGACGAGACGTACTATGAAGAGCAGTTCTATGATGGATTGCAGATCGCGCCACTCTCGGATGACGAGCCTGCCATTGCAGAAGCTGAGTTTCCATTTATCGACGAGACCTATGACTGGGAACAGGATTATGCAGGTATTGCGATCTGGCAGATGCCTGAGAACATCGAGGATTTTCAATCGCTGCCAGAGTTTGCCCAGGTCGATGAGAAATACTACGAAGAGCACGATTATACAGGCGTCACCGTCTGGCAAGCTCCAGAGGATGTGGAAGATTTCCAGGCTTTGGCGGAGTTGCCCCAGATCGATGAACAATATGATGAGATCTTCTGTCGGGAAGTCAATGGGCTTGAAGGTTGGCAGATACCGGAGGATGTGGAGGATTTCCAGCCGCTGGCTGAGTTCCCGCAAATTGACGAGCAGTATGACGAGACATTTGCTAATGACTTCAGTGGTTTCACAAATTGGCAATTCGGCGAGAACATCGAGGACTTCCAACCCCTGGGTGAGTACCCCCAGGTCGATGAAACCTATTATGAGCAACATGATTATTCTGGAGCTGTCACATGGCAGGTTCCGGAGGATGTCGCAGATTTTCAGCCACTCGCTCAACTCCCCCAGATCGACGAGCAATATGATGAGACCATCAACCAAAAAGTCAATGGATTTGAGAACTGGCAGGTCCCTGAGAATATCGAAGATTTCCAAGCGCTGGCTGAGCTTCCGCAAATCGATGAATACTACGATGAAGCATTCAACCAGGATTTCAGCGGATCTACCTATTGGCAGATCAGCGAGAACATCGAGGATTTCCAACCCCTGGGTGAATTTGCCCAGGTCGATGAAACCTATTATGAAGAGCATGACTACGCTGGCATTGCGATCTGGCAAACACCCAATGACATCCTTGATTTCCAAGCACTGGCGGAACTGCCCCAGATCGACGAGCATTACGATGATGCGAGCGGGCATGATTTCAATGGTTTTGTATGTTGGTCAGTTCCATACGATATAGAAGATCCCCTGCTGGGAGTTGCCGAACTCCCAGAGATGGATGAACGTTACAGCCTGGTTGAAGAATTCTTCGGATGGCAGACGGTCATCATCGAAGAGCCTGTAGTGGATGAGCCGATCATATGCGGTGAATACCCACAGATGGACGAACAGTATGAACTTTACTATGAATATTTTGGATGGCAGTATCCAGGCATGCTTGCAGACGTGATCACACAATATCCAGGCGCGATGGTTGTTGGAAAGAAAGGCGATCAATTGACTGGAAAAAGGCTGAATCAGGTACTTGGCGTGAAAACGAGGAACCTACGATGACGACACAGTTAGATGCAATTCACATCAATGATTCGCAGTTGTTCAAAACATCTGTGTATGACGCAGATGGCATCACGCCAGTAACACCCAGCGCGTGTGTGTGCGCGATCTGGAATGCAGACACGAAGGCGGAGATCCTAGCAGCTGCAGCTGGAACTATTGGCAGTGGGTATGCTCAATATAACTGGAGCGGGATCGCAACGCCTGGCAATTATGAAGCAGAGTTGACCGTCACCATTTCCACTGGTGTGATCAAGAGTGAACGGTTCATGATCACGGTGCTGGGGAAGCCTGTGGGGTTCACGCTGGATGAGAGCACGGACATTGGCGCAATCCGCATGATCATCCAGGATATCGATATCGAGCAGGCGATGTTCAGTGATGCAGCGATCACGAGATTGTTGGGGTTGAATGCAAATGACATCCGTCTTGCAGCTGCGGCGGCACTGGATATTATGGCGAGCAACCAGGCGATGATCCTGAAGGTGATACGAACGCTCGATCTGAGCACGGATGGTCCGTCAGTGGCGAGGGCGCTGAGGGAACATGCAACCCAGCTGCGGGCTGATGTGGAGGCGGCTGATTCATCCGATGGCGGTCTCTTTGATTACGCAGAGATCGTGACGAATGCATTCACTATGAGGGAGCGCGTACGAAATCAGATGTTGAGGGGGG